CAATGGTTCTGATCCCTTCGAGGGGTCAGTAACTTACGTTTCGGTGCATGGCAGAGCTTTGTCAAACGAGGAAGTTAAGTCATTCGTACTAAATCCATTTCAGATATTACAACAAGTAGCTAACCAGTCGCCATATTTTATACCAATCAATTCGGAAGTGTTACAGATATCTGGATACTACACTGGATCACCGATATTACTAGAATATTATGGTGCATCATTAATTTCAGGATAGAGTTTTAATATGATTAAAATAGCATTCTACAAAGGTAGTGGATCATCACTACTTCTTAAGGCAACCAATCTTTTAATAAAAGTATGGACTATGGGAAAATATTCTCACTGCGAGTTGATAATATCTGATAGTAAATCAGATAGGTGGTATTCGATATCAGGAATGGGTCTTGGTATAATAAGGCGCAATTCTAATTATCAATATGTTGATTCTGAATGGGATATATATTCTGTAAATACGGAAGCGTCTGATGGCGAATTAGAGAAACTTCTGATTCTAGAGATGGGTAAAAAGTATGACTGGGTAGGAATATTCTTTTGTCAGATATTCAGCATAAATATGGAAGATCCAAAAAGGTGGTTCTGTTCTGAGTATTGTATGGCTTCATTAAAGAAGGCGTTGATATTGAAAAGCAACAATTCTGCACAATCGACTAGCCCAAATGATCTAGTTCGGATCATGTCTGATAATGGAATATTATCATAACATCGCGTAAATACTTGAAATTTATAACAGAAAGTTGTAAAATGAAAATCCCCCTTTCTTATGACAGTGGGATTTTTTGCATATATGCACAACTAAAAGGTAAACATGAAAAATCAATTTTCCAATCAAACTGAAATACTACAGATGCTTAATAAGTCTGTAAAGATAAGAGAAGAGCAGGAAGCTTCCCCTATAGTTGCGGAGCCAGAAGAGACTGAGGTCTTAACATCACCAAGTGTGGAAACCGAGCAAGCATTGGTTGGTCTTAACGGTATAAAGGTTGAAAGTAATGGTCAAATGTCTAAAACAAGATATTTTGAAATGCTTGATTTTGACAAAGAGAAATATTCAGATGTAGTATTTACAGAAGAAGAAGCCAAGAAGGTCTCTATGTCCATAAGGCATCTGTCAACGGGTATAAATGCAGCTGTGCCATTAACATGTGCAGGAAGCGCATGCCCATTCGCAAATAGCTGTCCATATATAGAGATAGGTAAACCACCAATAGGTAGACCATGCCTTGTAGAAAACCAGTTGATAAAATACTGGACCAGACAATTCATAGAGGAATTCGATGTAGATGGTACAAGCATAACAGAGATACAGCTCGTATCAGAGCTTGCTGAATTTAACATATATGAACTTAGAGTTACCAAGTATCTAGCAGAGCATCATCAAACGCTAATGCAGAATGTGGTAACAAGCATAGATCAAACTGGTGAGGTAATAGAAAATCAGGAGATCTCTAGAGCATTCGATCTAAAAGAAAGGATAAAGAGAAATAGAATGAAGGTCTTGGAGGCACTTATGGCTACCAGGAAAGAGAGGGTTAAGATTGATGCACAAAAGAATACTGGACAATCTACAGCTGCTAAGCTAACAGAAATGAGAGAGAAGCTAGAGGAATACCTAGGTGATATCAAAAAGCAGAAGGCAGTAGATGCTGAGGTAGTAGAAAATGAGAAAGGTAAAATTAACTCTTAAACATCACAAGGCATTAAGAAGAAGAATAAAAAAGAAGAAGTCTATAGAAAAAAGCAGTCAAGTTAGGGAAAAGGGCTTTGTTAGAAACAAGAATAAAGGATTATATATATCTGGTATGTTCTGGTCAGTAAAGAATAAGAAGGAATATGTATTTAGATCTACATATGAATTTGCATACTTCTACATACTGGAGAGGGATACTAGTGTTGAATCTTACATAGTGGAACCATTCCATTTGCCATACAAGCATCCCTTTGATGGAAAGATAAGAAAGTATTATCCAGATATAATTGTATTATACACCGATGGAAGCATGAAGCTTATCGAAATAAAGCCAGCAAGCATGGTTAACGACCCAGTTGTTTCAAGAAAGGCCACAGCAGCTAAGCTATATCTAAAGAGAGAAAAAATACCAGCTACGTTCCACTTCGTAACAGAAGAGGATATATTCCACACATCAAAAGATTACAGGAATCTAAAAGACTTACTACTAAAAGATCCGAACTATGTTTTTTAACAATATAAAAGAAAGATTATCATCATTAGACATAGAGACATCTGGCCTATCTGAGAAGAAGGATTGGATCTGGTCTATAGGCAGTTCTAAGAATGGAAAAGAAACAGAACGGTTTATACAGCAAGCAGATAAAGAAAAGCTGTCAGCCCTATTTGAAAATAAGATATTCAATATAGAGGGATACTTCGATCCATACAAAGAAGCTATGAAAGATAGAAGAGTTATGCTAAAGGATACGGCGATACAGAAGCTGTTCAACGATATAGATAAAGAGTCTGTAATTCTTATACAGAATATAAACTTTGAAAACAAGTTTATAGGAGAAGCACTAGGGGATATTCAGGCAGATGCATACTCAGAGAAGTTTGCATTCGTATCCAGTAAGCATAAAGGAAGACTATTGTATACACCACCGGAAGTAACACAAGCTAGGCATCAGGCAGCAAGAGAGAGCACATTACTTAAGTATGCAAAGACGGATAGCCAGAAGAATAAGATTATTAATAATATTAATAATATATACACAGGGATGATGAAATCTTACGATGAAGCCATATCCAGCAAGAGTGGTGCAGTAACAGTGGAGCTGATGGATATATCAAGGGCAACATATGCAGCAGCAGCACAAAAAGGGTTTATATCACCAGAAAACATGAGGACAGGATTGTCTGTAGATTTTTTATCAAAGGTGTTTTTCGGTAAGGCAGAGAAGCATACGGCAGCAGCCGATGCTACGTTACAGTTGAAGATATTCAATAGGCTGAATCAGATAAGGGAAGAGCTAGGAAGTGGAAACTTATCAAAAGAAACAAGATCACAATTAGCAAAAATAAAGGCAGTTCAGCCATTTGAGTCAAGTAGGACATTCTTCTCATCATTAAGGAATACTCTTGAGGAAATACAAAACAATGGATCAACCCGCGTAATAGATCCGCTTAAGGCAAGTGCTAGAAATATAACTGTAAATGGTAAAGACTATAATATAGCAGCAAACACATCTAGATCTACATCTATACCAGGCGAAGCCACAGCACATGTAGCTGAAAGATATTTCGGCATGAATACACCTGGTGTTAATCCAGAATCTTTTATAGAAAAGCTGGACGGCAAGACATTAGATGAACAGATAGGAATTGTCAAAAAAGCAGAAGAGGGCTTCGCAAGCAGAATACAGAAAAAATTCTTTGATACAGAAACCTCTATAGATAGAATTAAGAATGTATATGATGGCATATCTCGTAAGTCTAAGAGGAATATTGGACTTGGAGTAGCTGGTGCAGTAATATATGCAGCTACATCTTCAGAAGAAGATGATCAAACATACAAAGAAAAGAAAGACGAAATGATGTATGCGAGAAGTAGTGATCGTACATTTAAAATGTTTTCAGAGCCAGAAGTATATCATGGAACTGGATTATATCTTTGGGAAAATGCAGTAAAACACCATGAGTATTAATGATGAATAGTGAAAATTTTTTTGGTCTAGGCGATAAGGCTAGGGATAAGTATAATAATTTCAAGACAAGGCTAGCCCGACAGATTAGGGATAATGTAGTTAATCCATCACATTCCAATTATAGTGAGTCTAACTATGGATACAGAGACAAGGCTGCTAGAGAAGGACAAACTGCTCCTGGGCATTTTAAGAAATCTGCTGTTATGGCATTTGGTGGATCCGGTCTAAAAAGGGAAACATTATTGAACTCAGTTGGATTCCTTACTAAAAATCAAAAAGCATCAGCAAAGAATGGTCCCTTTATGTCTAGGATACAGAGATCGATAATACCAGGAGGTGCAGCGCTTGGTGGTGCATTAACCCTATCGGATGGTGGTAACGCATTAGACTTCGTAGGAGATTTTGTAATACCAGAAATAGGAATGTTTACAGGATGGCACGTTGGTAAAAACGCAGGATTTGGAACAGCTAAAGCTTTAGGTTTTGGAGGTAGAGCTGTGCTAGTTGCTGGAGCAGCAGGCGGCATAGCAGCAGCAGCAACTGGATTAGGAATAGGAATAGGATTAGGAATGGTAGTATCAGAAATGAGCGATTCAGACTCGATAGTAAATTCTACTGTGGAAAAGATAATGCATGCTGACTTTGACTTGTCCATAAACAATACACAGAACACATTAACACACAAGCAGAGAGCACTAAATAAGCTTTCTAAAAGTGCCCTGAATGACAGGGGAGCACTTCTTGGAAATGAAGCACAAGTCATCGCAGGAATCTTATAATGGCTACCGAAGAAAAAGAGTTTAGAAAAGGATTCGCGAATATACCTCTTTCCCAAATACATTGGAAAGATTATATGGAGGCAAAGAATTATGAAGATGACATTAACGGCATGTGTGGGAAATGCATAAGGGATCAAACTCTAAAGTTTGGTGAAGCCAAAATAGAATGTAGAGGTTTAGCTGGTGCAAATATGTTAATAGACGAAAGCATCAAGCATCTATTCTCAGAAGATGATATGGCAGTTGCGGAGCAATTGGCTAATCCATACGCTTGGGCTGAAGCAAATATAGATAAAAAGAAATTCACAAGTAGATGGTATCAAGAACAATTTGTTCGGTGTACGTCAAAAAGATTGACACTGAGATGCGGTAGACGTGCAGGAAAAAGTTTTTCATTAGCACTAAAGATGCTGCATCGTGCAATGACAACAGAATGTAAAGTTCTTATTGTTACACCATATGAAATACAGGCAGAAGAATTAGTTAATCTAATGCTAGAGTTCTTATGGGCGCTAAATCCAGAATACGGAACATATGATTCCGTAGTTGAAAGATATGTTAAATCTCCAACTCACTTAATAAAGCTAAAGAATGGATCAAGAATAAGAGCATTCACTACTGGATCTTCAGGAGCTGGTTCTGTTCGTGGACAGGCAGCAGATGTAATAGTCCTGGACGAAGTAGATTATATGAGTGAAGCAGATTTCAATTCCATATTAGCCATATTAGCAGATAACGCAGATGTCGAACTATGGGTTGCATCGACTCCAAACGGAAAGAGTCAGCTATATAGACTAGAAAGCCTAGAAGACTATAGATCGTTTCATTTTCCATCATATGTATTGCCTCATTACAATGAGAAGCTGGATAAAGAATTTAAGGGCCAGTTTACAGACATCGGATATGTTCAGGAAGTAATGGCAGAATTCGGTGAAACAGAGGCAGGTGTATTCCAAGACTTTTTTATAGAAAAGAATACGATAGCAGATATAGATAGGGCGGATGTTCTAACGAATAGAGCTAGATATATAATAATGCTTGGAGGCGATTGGAATGATGATAAGAATGGCACCAGGCTATTGGCTATAGCTTTTGACAAAGAGACTAAGCAATTCTTTGTGTGTGATAAAAGAAGAGTGTCGAAAGAGGGATGGACTCAGGTAGAAGCAGTAAAAGAGATTATCCAATTTAATAGAAAGTATAGATTTGATTATATATATCTTGATGAAGGGTACGGAGTATCCAATATTCAGTTTATAAAACAGTACGCAATAGATAAAAGAGGTTCTTTACCAGTAGGGCATCCAGATTTAAATCTATCAGAAGTGGTTGGTATAAACTTTTCAAGCAAAGTAGAAGTATTGCCAACTGAAGGTGGCGATACTATAAAGAAAGATATGAAAGTATATCTCGTAGAAAACACTGTGCGCCTATTAGAAAGAGATGCGATAAAGCTGGATATACAATTCGACAAAGATCTAATAGCGCAGATGAGAAACTATGTAGTATTAAGAAAGACGCCAACTGGTAAACCAATATTTGGTACAGATGATTCTAAAGTTGGAGACCATGATCTAGATGCATTTATGGTTGGACTGCTTGGCTGGAGTATGGAGAATTCTTCTTTTTTAAATCATGAAATAAGTGATGTACTTGTTAAGCTTGTATCTAAGGAAGACATGGGCCAGACCGATCACACTGCTACTGATGCAGGAAGTCAGCTATTTGCAAGCAATTTTGAGAGAAAACCAGTATCAAGACTATTCAACGAGAAGATAAACCGCTATAATAGGGCAACTTTTAATAAGAATCATTATAATAGCCCATCAAAATCGAATGGGCAAGGCAATGTTTTAAATATTGTAAACAATAATTCATCCAGGAGATCTGTCTTTTAATGGCTACAATAATACTCTCACCACAGTCCGCAGTTATAGATGTAAATACTGTTAGCGAATCAGTGGGTCTGTGCTATTTCGATCCTGAAACAGAATCGCTACTAGAGCTAGATACTCTACCAGATATGTTTCTTGCCGTAGAGCCAGGGAGCTATGCAATACGTAAGTTTTACATGGTAATGGATCCGATTGACATAGTTACATATTCAAAGATATCAATAGTATCTACGGATTATAATTCTGCTGCCTACTCAGTAAAGGTAATAATAAGCGAAAATGAGCCTCCTATCGACTCATTTCAAATACTACCTTCATACAATGGATTCGTTGTGACAAATCCTCCTCAGGGAGATTTCTTGTCTGTATGGCTACTAGTAGAAAACATATCAAAAGTTAATGAGATAATTAATATCGACATTGAGCTAGAATATGAGTGACCTAAGCGATTACGTTTCACAATCCAAGGATGCCATAAGAGCACTCAAGGAAGTTAAGAGATCTATGGGCGATGATTTGTCTGAGATACGAGTTGTTGTAAATAGCGAAGATAGCCCGTCTGTAGCTAATGCTATAGACGAAGTATTCGGAGAAATGGAAAGTGATGATCCTAGAAAAGGATACATAACATTTGACATGTATATGCAGTGTATGAGAATAATAAATGCAGCAGGACAAGCAAAGGCCTCGTCAATACTAGATAAGGACTTCTCTTAATGCTGCCTATAGTTTTCATAGACTATGCGTCTTCATTTTGGCAAGCAAAAGTCGAAGCAGAGATATACATGAGATTATATCAGTATGCCGCTGAAGACTTTCGGACGGTTGCAGATTGTAGAGTCGGACATACATTAGTCAATACATGGATGGCTAATACTAATACAAGTATTAAGGTTTATCAGCAACAGGTTCAGTCTCATACGCACATTGCTCCGCATGGTGCTACATCAACACCAATAAGCCCTATGCAGTTTCAGCAAATACTTCCACCTATGATACCCATATCTAGAACTCTTAGACCAGAAAATCACTTTGCTAATTATGTAATACCGGGTGCCAATTTGTCTTATATAGATTTAAGCATAACAGGTGTGAATATACCATTCCCCACATTTAGAAGAGCCATGCAGATACCTATTGCATATGGCCCAGTATCCTTAGCGTTGAAATTGTAAACATGATAGAAGCAACAGTGGATCAAGAAAAGATTGGCCTAAGCGAATCTTTGTATCATGCGCAAATAGTAGTAGATGCATTTGCAAAAGCATTACAAAACAAACAGTGTATGTCACGAATACCAATCGCCGTGTATACGGAAGCTGAACTATATGAATTAAGACTGCAAAGCATATTAAGATCTGTAGGTGAAGATACATCTGGTGACCCAGAACTGGAACCAGAGTTTTCATTTGATTACGTAGTGCCCAATCCTGATGGCTCAACGGTTATATCTAATAATACATATACCGAAATAGATCCAGAAATAGTAGACATAAAAAGAACCTATGGCGACGACTGTTTTAATTGTGGTCTAGAGTCTGTAACAATGGATTTCGGAAGAGTTTTTGATTCTATATTAAATAGGATAAAAGATTTCTTTGATCAGATAGCTAGCTTATTTAGTTTAAATGTACCAAATCTATGTCAGCTATCATATATGCTATCGTATGTATGCATACCAGACTTAGTCGCTATGTTAGCAATGATCCTGGCTGCGATAGTAAAGCTAATATCTGCAATATTTATCGGAACATTCAGCTTGGCTTCTTTTATTATGGGCATAATAATGCAAATAATAAATGCAATATTGAAATTTGCCTTGGCACTAATATCCGCCGCACTTAAGCCAATTAGCTGCCTATTGGACACCTTAACAGATATAGCCAACAGTATCCCTACAAAGGATGTTTTAGAAAAAAGACTTCCAGATGAAGAATATGAATTTTTATATGGAGAACCAAGAGTAGATTCAAATACTCCAGACCCAATAGGGAATGCTAAGTCTCAATTATCAGCAACTAATGAAAGCCTCAGCAAGTCTCTTAAGGAGTCAATGGGCACTATAGCTTCACAAGTAGAGACAGCAGTAGAGATAGTGGATGGTTCTATAGAGGACATGTTTGCTTTATTATCATTTATGGAATGTGAGCCAACCAGAAGTGGCTCTAGTATATTTGAAAAGATTGCGTCGATAGTAGAGCTTATGCAGATTGCCAATATAATAATGGCAATAATAGATGCAAAGTCCAGAAATTCAGACATTAATGGCAAGTGTGAAGTTCGCGATTCAGACGTTTCCATAGTGACATCTGAAGGAGACGACCTGTTTGATGATGCTCTGGATGGCGACATACCAGAAGACACTGCAGGGTTTACCTCTGATGATATAGCAGACATAATAGAAGATGTATTCGGAGTAGAATCTGAAATAGTAAGAAGTAATAACAATGACATAGCTCTTATTATAAAGAAAAATACTGACTTTAGAAGTCAGTTGAACTTTTACGATTGTAATCTACCAGAGCTAGTGAAGGACTACCACTTAGATGCGGTAATAGAAAGATCTATAGTTACAGAAGATAATCTTATTGGAGAAGGGAAGGGTCCACGAACCACAAACAGAAGAAGAATAAATATAGTAGATGTTGATAGAGATGATACATCTATACAAATATTGCCATTAGAGATACCAACTGGCGATGGTGAAACAATAAATACCATAATAGCAGATGTAATAGCTACTAAAAAAAGAGCCAGCAAGAATGTAGATGGCCCATTTTCAGATGACACTATTAATACAGATGGTACTGGATTAAAAAATGCTGATACAAGAATTAAAAACGAAGACTATTCATTAGGAACAATCCCTAATAATGCCATGCCTTCTACAATATTTAATAAACCAGTGGAATTACAATGTGGATCTATAGATAGTATAGAAAGACAATTTTCCATCCTACAGGAATCATAATTAAAATGTCAGACTTACTTTTTTATACCAACTATAGTCCTGATCCTGGGAATTATTTCCTGGGTGATCAGATTAAAACTGTAAAGATGTATAGGACTAAAAACCCAACACTATCCTTCTTCGCACCTCAAGGCGGTAGATTCGCTGCCACTGGTAGGCCATTTCAAGACGGCGAGTATGATCTATATGAAGCTGGTAGAATAATAGACACAGAGTCATTAGTATCTAGATCATTCAATAAAAAGAACACCCTAGTGTTCAGAGACGGCTTCTCTATAAAGTCGAAAAACGAGAGAAACTTAGAATATATAAAAAGAAGAATATCTGAAATAGAATACGTATCCCAAAAGTCATTCGATGAGATATTAAGAGAGTATACATATAATCTTATTGCATTTCATAATCCCTACATTGTAAAGGTTAGAAAGAAAAAAGCTTCATCTGGAAACATTAGAAAATATAGGGGTAAGAAAGAAGTACAGCCAGTAGCAGCCTACTATTGCTTGTCTCCAGAGACAATGCAAAAGAGGGTAGACAATGCTGGAGACCCAGTAAGATATAGGCAGTACATAGGTAGTGGTGGAAAGTTCAGAGAATTTGCTGAACATAATATAATATATACACCGTTCAATAAGCGCAGCGGCTTCACAATGGGCACACCGCCCCTGGAAGCTGTAAAAGAAGATATTCTTGCACTAAGAAGAATAGAAGAGTCGGTAGAGACCCTTATATATAAATCACTATTCCCGATAATACATGTAAGTGTTGGAACAGATAAATTCCCTGCAAAGACATTACCAAATGGAATGTCTGAAGTAGATGCAGCCACAAAGCTTCTAGAAAGTGTTGACGATAATGGTGGAATCGTAACATCTGAAAGGGTAGAGATAAAAGCAATAGGTGCAGAATCTCTTGCTCTAAGAGTAGAAACATATCTTGAATACTTCAAGAAAAGGGTTTTTGCTGGTCTAGGCATGTCTGCAATAGATTTTGGCGATGGAGATTCTACAGGTAGAGCAACTGGAGAAGTACTATCCTCAGCTCTTCGTGATTCTGTAATAACCTACCAGTTTATAGTGTCAGAAATGATAACTAAAGAGATATTCACTGAGCTTCTATTAGAGTCAGGTAGATATGAACATCCATTTGAAATAGATGATAACGACATCGTTGAGCTAATGTTCAACACAGTTGACAGAAGAGAAACTATTAAGATAGAGAGCCATACCTTAAACAAGATGGCACATGGGATACTTAAGGTAAACGAAGCTAGAGAAGAATTAAATCTACCACCATTGGAAGATGATGATCTACAGGAATTGCACATGATTAAAATGCAAGACTTGGCTAATAAACAAGAAATAGAGCTATTAAAGGAATCTATTAAGGCGCAGCCTAAACCTACCGCAACAGGCGCTACCCTTAGTAAGACTACTACCAAGACCAAACCTAAACAATCTAAACAGTCTGGGGCTAAAAATAATACTAAGTCGATTACAAAACCAACTAATCAAAATTCTGATAGCGCTATACTTGTAAACCGGTTGTCAGTTTATGTAGATAACGTAGGAGATATTGGCTTAGTCATGAACAAAATCCATAGAGAACTTGTAGACTATGCAGTAAAGAAACTATCTCATGGCCTAATAGATGCTAGAGATTATATTCCAGAAGAAATAGACGACATAGTGAATCAGTATACATCAGAACTATTTGACTTCATATCGGAACCATCTAATGGATTTATCCAAATTAGACAACAGTTAAAGAAAACTGTTGACAAATTAAGCATATACGTAAATAATATAGACTCAGGACTACAACAATGAAACAACACTCTTTTAAATTAAAACTGAACAAGACATCTAGGGATCTATTAGATAGTGCTAGATCCAAAGGGAAGCTGAAAAAGCTTACTGCTAAAATAGAGGCTACCCATTCAGGTATAGTTAATAAAAATAAATGGTTTTATACACCTGCTGGTATGAGAGATGGAACGTCTACGTTCACTGAGCCTAATAATAAACCAATATTATTGAACCATGATTCTTATAGCGATGCTTTAGGAAGAGTGACAGAAGCTGAATACATATCATATTATGATATTGAAGAAGTAGGCCTGAAAGATACTATAGACTCAGCATCTTATATTAGTAATATTAAAGATTTTGTAAAAGGCGACCTCTTTAATGAGGACACCTATAAAGGTCTTGGACATATACTTCTAACTGTGCAGATAACAGATGAACTAGCCATTGAGAAACTTCTCGATGGAAGATATCTAACTGTATCTATTAGTGGAGATACAGAACAAGCTGTTTGTTCTGTATGTGGACAAGATAATAAAAACCTAAAGGATGGCGAAGAGCCATGCGAGCATCTCAGGGGCGAGATGTATGATGGTGAAGAAGCATTCCTTATAGGCGGCAAGATGTTATTCGATGAAGTATCATTCGTTAACAAACCAGCAGATGAGAATGCAAAGGTTAGCTCACTTGGTGACAGCATTAGCCTAGAGGACAGTACCTCGCTTCAAGATTTAATAATCTTGGATTTTGAAATTGATAAAACAGGAGATGAGAAATTGAAAATTAAATTATCCGATCTAATTACAGATGATAGTCTGTATAGTAAACTGGATGATGCTCTTAAGTCCCTCAACTTGAGCCATCTTTTGGCTGATGATGTGACTTTAAATAAACTAAGAAAAACAAGTTTTCTTTTTAGTGATGAAAGAGCACTACCTATTCATTCAGGAGCATACGTTCTAGCTGCATACGCAATACTGGATGAAGTAGAAGATAGTAAAGAAAAAGCAGATGCATTAGCTGTGCTTGACAATAAGTTCGCTAAGTTATTTGGCAATCTGTCTATAGAAGATGCAACTAATTCCATAAAAAAAGAAGAAGAAGTCATTAAAGATGATAAAGTAGTTGAAAACATACCCGCTTTTGATGTAGACTATGATCTTATTGTTGACAAGATCACTGAGAAGCTAAAAGATCTCTTTAATCTAGACGACTCCTTCTTAGCTAGAAGAAACGAATCTCTTGAAGATGAAATGTCTTCACTGGAAGCAGAGAATGTAAAATTGGTTGATTCATTAAGATCAACAATTATCTTGCAAATTCTTCAAGCAGAAGATAAGATTTCAGATGAAGGTTATAGAAGTAAGCTTCAGTCAAGAACACTAGATTCGCTCAAGGATAAACTTGACGACCTTTTGCCTAGCGCAAATGTCGAAGATGATGGTGCAACTGATGGTGACGATAAAGGCATTTCTGATAGTCAAAAGTTAGATTCTTACGGAAACGTTATTACAGATACAGACGCCAGCATCCAAGATGCGGTAGAAAACGAAGGTGAAGAGACTCAGCTTGCTGATGAAGCACCCAATAAAGATTTGGATGACGACGAAAGCGACAAGCTGACGATTAACCAAATCAGAGATGAGTATAAAAAACTCATTCAAAAGAAAGGAATGAGAGCAGCTTCTGGTTACTTATCAGATCTAAGGGAAGCTAAAAAGCTACCTACTAATTTTACCTTTTAAAAATAAATATTAAGGAGAACAAATAAAAATGGCTAACAATCCTTACAGTCTAATTCACAACCAAGCTGGTGGTGTCAAGTATAAGCAATTTGACGAACAGGGCCACATTACACCAAACTTCGAATTCTCAGAAGGTATTCGTCCAGCTGGTTCTTTTATGCCAGCACCTTATCTTCCTGCCGTTCGCTTCAATGTTTACTTTGAAGAGTTCATTGTGCTTTCAGGTGGTAAAGTAGTATCTTTCGATTCATCTGGCTATGTAGTACCTGCAGGTTTAAGAAAAGAAGCTGCAGCTTATAAAGCTGACTTTGATGTAAATGGTGAAGTATCTGCCGATGCACTAGTGACAGTTCGATATTCACAAAATGACGTAACTCGCGGAGTTTTCAACTCTGCCGGTGTTGCCGTAGTTGATGGTGAACCAGTAGTTAAATCAATGTTCGATATCGCAACTGGTGCGCCACTTGCTGAGTTTGTAACTATTTCAAACCCTGTTGGGCTTGCATCATATAACTACTGGACACATCCAGGTGGTAACGGTGAAAACCCAGCACAATATAATGTTCAAAACTATAACTTGCAAAACAAGGTTGCATTCTTGACCGACTATGTCGTTCAGATGCCAGCAGTAACAGATAAGGCTACATATGATGCAGCTCCATACGCAGGTATGGGAGCATTGGTAGCAACAGTTGTTAAGCCTGGCATGTTTGTATCTTATGATGCGGACTCTAATTTCTCAGTCATTGGCTATGAGATTGGTGCAGTTGATGCTGGTGAAGTAATCGGACAAGTACTAGAAGTTGATACCAACTTTCCAAAAGACCTATTAGATCAGGTTAGAACTAGATACACAGAATTTGGTGAACTAGAAAAAATGCCAGGTAGTGCCACAGAAGGCAAGCCTGACACAATTACATACTCTGGTGGGTATGGACTAGTTACAATCAATCTAATTAATAGATAATAGGAGCATAATAAAAAATGACAGTTTTAAGAGACTACTGGACTCCAGAAGAGCTAGCAATAAAAGACGACATCCAAGATTTCCGTTTTGTTTTCCGTAATGGTGGTAAAACACCAGATGGCGACAAGATGAGCATCGAAGATGCTATCTCAACCCCTAGTTCTCCTATGATGTTCAAACGAGTAATCACAGAAGTGATTCAAGAGGCAATCGAGCCTAACCTAATCGGAACTTCACTGCTTAATCGTATTGACTACGACGGCTATGGAAATACGATCACCTTTGGCACCATGGGTGCCATCTCTGGTGAGTTGGATATGGCAGAAGGTCAAGAATATCCAGAATTCGGCGTTCAAGTCGGAAATGGTACAGTCACTGCAAACATCGGTAAGTCCGGTCTTGCAATGAAGATAACCGAAGAAATGATCAAGTACTCTCAATGGGATGTTATCGGTCTTCACCTTCGTGCAGCTGGACGTGCTCTAGCTAGACACAAAGAAAGAAAGATTTTCGATATGCTAAATTCTATGGGTGTAGTTGTCTTTGACAATGCTGCTCCTACTACTTCTGAAATCGGACGTACTACAGGTCGTGACTTGACTGGCGCTGGTAACGGTTCCATGACAATGGATGACTTGTTCGACATGTATGCTAAAACACTTGAAAGAGGATTCACACCGGATACAATCCTGGTGCATCCACTTACTTGGGCAACATGGCTTAAGGATCCAGTTTTAAGAGAATTCGCTCTTAATTCAGGCGGCGGACAATGGTATGGTGGTTTCAATGGAAGCCTATCACCACAGACTCCTGCTGTTTGGAATAACCTAGGTAAAATGCAAGCTCCTTCGGCAGCTGATGCACCACTAGGAGAGAGAGTCGGAACTCAGAACTCTACTCCAGTAATTCCTTCATACTTCCCATTCGGTGGTTTGAAGATTATTGCTACTCCTCAGGTTCCTTTTGATACAGCGACCAAGACCACTTCTATCGTAATGATGGACTCGAAAGAGCTAGGTGCTTTGGTTGTTGCAGAAGATCCAATGATGAAAGAGTGGAACGATCCAGCTAGAGATATCCTAAAGATCAAGCTTAGAGAAAGATATGGAATGATTTTATTCAACGAAGGTCTTGCAGTTTCGATTGCTAGAAATATCAGCGTTGAATCAAATGAAATCGTACTACCTCCTCAGGCTACAATCGCAGGGATAGCTCCTATAGTACGCAAGTAAATAGAAGCAATATCTTAGGGATGACCTAATAAAGGGGTGAGCATGAAGCTCACCCCTTTTTTTGTTAGGTGTAAAACATTTTTATGGTATACTAGAAACAATTAAAACATTAGAGGAAAATCATGTTAATTAAAATATCTTTACTAAAGAAGTCGTTCTTCTTCCTAGATGGTCTAAATTTAAAAAAGGCTGATGGTGAAGTTGAGATAGAACTATCTACAAAAACAGATGCGTTCAAAGCAACAATAGCTAGATCCATATCATCTGGCATACTTAGGTCTGATACAGATCCATCAGAAGTATTATCATTGATTGAAGATAATCTATTCAAAGATAATCTTAAGGCAGTAATACTGCCAATAGGAAATGACTTTATTGATGTAGTGGAATCAGAAGTGGAAATAATGGACGTAGAAGTAGAGGAAGTTATAGCGCCCCCAGAAGCGGAGCAAATAGATGCTGCAGTAGATGGCAAAGTGTTTGATATCTTGAAGGGTACAAACAAGAGTGTTTCTGCAAAAATAAGAACAGCTAATCTATCTGACTCTGATAAAGAGACGCTTCTTAATAGAGAAATTAGTACTAAGAATAGAACGGTTATTAAAAAGCTACTAGGGGCTTAATGTGTATAATTCACTAAGAGTAGAAGATGTACTCAATAGTGATGAGGAGTTACTAGCTTTTCCAATTGAAGGCACTATTAGAATTGCCTTTGACGGAAAGCCTGACTCTTATCTTCTTGATAGATACACTTATATAATAAGGCATGATTCGGATATAGATACCGCATTGCCTAATATTGGTGATAGATTTATTAGGGCTATTGGAGACGTAAATGTAGATAGATATGACGTTGTGCCAACTAGATCAGAGTCTAGTTTGGTTGATGGGTTATGGGTATTGTCATTGACGCCGGAAGAAGCACTTATTCCAAATGCGGAATACTATGCTGTAATAAGCAAAAACTTACTACCGGAATACTACTCTAGTGAAAAAATAATATCACTTGGAAGTTCTTCTATACAGATACAGACTGACACGTCTGGAAATGGGGAAGATGCAACATACGTTGTAAACATAAGTACACAATCAGAGTTATCAACAGGATCGCACATAATAGAGTTTTCTGTCTTAAAAGATGGATTGTCTTATGCCGCATCTGTAACTATGGATATCAGGAAAGATCGTTATGAACTTTCTGATGGTGTATGGGTTTACTTCGATCCTAACGTGCCTTTCCTTGTAGGGGAAAGTTTTAGAGTAATCTGCACAACGTTCACAAGAATTGGTGAGACGCTACTACAACCAATTTCAACAAATATTCAGTCTAACCTCATCCAGCCTAGTCCTGAGATCCAATCTCAGCGTGTTGGAGAGTCTGATATAATAAAGTTTTATGAGGATAACGGTTGGGCATCAAGAGTCCCTGACAATGGCCCTGTGGCCGTTGGAAGCATAGTTGACTTAAGCTATGAATTCGTATACCCGAATACTATAATTATAGAGACTGGATCAGTCATAGATCCAGCTACATTGACTACAGATAAGATAAGTGTAGAAATTAGCTATGCCTTCGGCAACTACATGCTTACAAACATGGGGCTATATAATGAGGATGCAAAATATAGCATAACATACTCAATACATAGTGGAACTAAAATAGTTATTATAGTAGATATAAGTGATGTGGTACCTAGTGGTCAAGACTTTATAGTGATTAATGGTGATGCTCCATAATGAGTGAAACATATGAAAGCTTATTTGATGCTTATATTTCTCATAAGACACATCAACATTTGGACTTCTCCGTTATTCATTATGAGAATGCAGGTGAGCTAGTTGCAAAGTACAGATATGATCCCACATCATTGTGGGATACAGACATAAGCCAATGGGTGGGGATACCAGAGGATACAACCAGAACCTCAATTGAGGCAGAGCCATTAACAAATATGCCATCATTCTTTGATCAGGATGGGATAAAAATTAGACCATTCAGGGCAAACACCGGAGCCACAAAAAATTTCTTGTCTTCAAGATTTGCATGGATGGATGGATTCGATGCAACACCATACCTTTCTTTTGTACACAGAAACAATCTTAATGGAACAACATCCCTAGCCCTACTAGACGGCTCTCAGATTAATGAGAACATAGAGATCAAGTTTGGGGAATTCTTTCTTCTTACAAATAACATAAAAAGTATTAAACGATTTAATATAAAGACAGAGTTATTACAGGATGATAATAACTCAACTGCATTTGTTAATCTAATATCTGCTCTAGACTATCCAGACTCAACAGAGAAGGGTAAGCCAGACTCATTTATTAAATGGGAACTAGGATATGGACCCATAAGTAAAGATCAAAGACCGACATTCCTCAAAGAATACCCAGATATAAAACCAAGTGTAAACAGACTGGTTCACTCAGAAAATAGAAGAAGATGGGATAGCTTAAGATCTGATTGTATGACATGGATAGATATATATGATAAGTCTAATATAAATTATGACTTGGCGTCTAAGGCAGCTGATCCAAAAAGTACAATATGCAATATACGAGCAACAGTAGATGTTGCTAAACTAAAGATATATTTAGAAGAAAAGTTTGATCATGATTCATATGCTTCTGGATCTATGCAATATGACATTATATTATATCCGCCATCTATGTATTTATATCCTGCAGATTCTGTAATATCCGTAATAGAGCCATTAGTTAATAACTCAAACGTATTCGCTGATAAAATAATATTCGAAGTTCAGAATTCCTTTAAGTCAGATGGTAATTTTCATTACAAGATAGATTTTACACAGTTTGATACTAAAGCAAAACCAGTATATACTACATCTTCATTTGGTGCTCACTCTAATCATGAACCAGATAACTGGTTCTTTTCTATAGATGGTATGGAAACATGGAATCCAATATTAGGGTCAAAGCCAACCTTTGACAACTTCTTTAGGGAAGGACACGGTGCAGACGCAAACTTCACAACACACATAAAATATGTTTTCACATCTGATGTATTTGATATAGTAAGAGATTCATCAGTAATAACATTTAAAATAAGTCAGCTGGATGGAACACTTGTTCACTTCGCTGGAAGAAAGTTCTCCATGCCATATGAAAACGATATGGCAGACGGAGTACTAAGAGAGGATAAATTTTCATTACCTTATTCAAGCTTCATGCTTCTTGATAGTGAAAATAACTTTTTAGTTAAATATCTAAACGAAATCTCGTAAAGACAAATACAATAGGATAAAAATATGGCTAACATAGTCTTAAGATTAAGCTCTGGCGATCTAGTAACAACTACCTCCAATGGAGCAAACAGTTCACTCGGAGGCCAAATGGGTACTGATAGTAATGCAATACTCACCACGGCAAATACAACATTAAATAACCTTTTTGATAATATATCTAAGCTGGAAAATGGCAATGGTGTAACTGATTATAGGTGTGTATATATACATAACGATACAGCAGTACCAGGAGAAGTCTTTGCTAATGGCGTAATATTTCTACAAGCAAGCACAAAGGCGACTATTGAAATAGGTGTTGGCACTAAGGGTGTTCTAGATGAGCTGATTGCCTCTGAGACCACAGCCCCTGCGGCAATAGTGTTCTCTTCTCCTACAGAAGGGGCTCCTCTACAGATAAGCGTAGATGACATTATAGACGTTGGAGAATCTGTACCAGTATGGATAAAAAGAACTGCCAATAACGTAGCTGGCGCAGGAACTATAACTGATATTATATCAATGGTTGTTAGAGGAATTGAATGAACCTATGGGCGCATGAAGGCGCAGGCTTTCTGTTTCCGGACTACATAGTAGGGCAGCTTGAGAAGCTTCCGATAGATGGATATGTAGTTGATTATCAAGAGCCAAGATCCTCAGACAGTGATCTATATGCAAATGATATAAACTATTCATGGTATGGTGACATAGACGATCTAGAATTCGATATAGGTAGTCCAGATATTGAGATGAATAGTATTGCATTCAGTATATCAAAGTTATCTTCGAGTCATCCTGTCACTAATGGTGGTGATGATACTTGGGGTAATCGCGTATTTGGATATCCTCTAGCTATAGCTAATATAACTGGTGAAATTCAGTTTGGGCAAACAGACACTTCTGCTGCTATAACAGTATATTATCAGTTTCAACATTCATCTTCGTTAACTGTAGAAATCATAAGCTTTGACGCTGCCACCAATACTGCTGTATACAATGTAGTCAATGGAGAAATGCGTACACCATTAGATGTATCTCTTTCTGATCTAATAGGTAAGCCAGCAGTGGTAGCATATAGGGCAAGAGAAGAAGACAGAACTCAAACTATACTAAGACAGATAGATCAACCTGCTCCAGGCTTAGCTGGTGTCCTGCAGGCTGGAGATATATCTATATTTTCAGAATACGGAGAAGCAGATTGTATTATATCAGGAGTTGTAGATCTGGGTGGTGGAAGCTTTAGGGTTACAGTAACTGCATCTGGGGAATACGAACAATGGCAGTTTGAAACTGCTACAATATTCGCACCAGATAATCAAGAAATAGCTATAGCATGCCTTGGTTCTGGAACTTTGGCAGCAGATAATAATAAGTGGACTTTGGTTAATGATACATTTACAGACTCCCCTGGAACTATTGGATTAGAAGGTTTCTCGTACATACAAGATTCAACAATACTTACTACTTCTAGGAAAGCTGTATCTCCAATAATAAGATTGGATCTACAGCCATTAGAAGTGCAAAAATTAATGGTCATAACAATAAAAGATCCCGCAAGAAATACATTTTCTGGCGGAGTACATTTTAGACTGTTCCAAGGATAAAGATGAGTTCATTATATTACAGTAAATCAGATGTATGGAATCCATATAGTTACTATAAACTAAATGAGGTTTCCCTATCTTCAACAATAGTTGATTCAAAAGGTGTAGCAAACGGAACAGTGGTAGGTACAGGCCTAACACAGGCCCCGGGATTAATACAAGAATCAGTTCCGTCCCACCTATTAGATGCACAAATATTTGATGGAACAAGTGTAATAAGATTCGACAATTTAATAGCAGATAAGCTTATAGGTTCAGACAGTATAACTATAGAATTCTCTATGAATATAGCGACTCTTGTAGATTCATTCATATTTCACATTCCCTTAAGTGCTACTGATGAATTAGATTTTAACACTGTAACAGAAGTGATGTCTTTACATCTAGACCTTGCTGGTACACTTACCCTAAAGTCTTCAACATCTGCAAGTGATACAAAGACCCAAGTAAGTATCGCGACAGTTTTGCCAGCGACAACTTATTGGATAACTGCATCTGTAGATTTCTTAAATGGAAAACAATCAATATCAATTGACAATACGACTGAAGAAGTATCTGGACTACTGTTTGATAATGAGTACTCAAGCGTAGTTAATAAGGTCTCTCTTGATAATAATTTTGAAGATACTATCGGCGGTCATCCAGAAGTAGGATCAGAATCTACTCTGGGATTTGATGGAACACTTGATGAATTCAGGATATATCCAAGGTACTTAGATTCAGCAGAAGTAGCTGGTCACGCATATATAGTAATCAATACTGGAGTTGCGGATTATAAGTTTTCACATAGATTCACATCTCAACCTTTCATAGTTGAATGGCTACCATTATCATCAATATATCTAGATCTAGATCTTTCTGTCATAGAATTCCCATCTTCATTCAGTTTTGAAATAGAGACATACACAGAAGACTATAACCTATTTAGCTTTAAGTGGGTTGATGATAGCTCAGATTCAGACAGTATATTTAGTATAAGATATAAGGACGGGATAGTACAAACAGAGGAAGATCATGATTTTAAATTGTTATTTAATCTAGATTTTTTTATTGAATATGATCATGTCTTCAGAATGCAATATCAAAATAAGCAAGATATTGAACCTAGTGTAAAGACACATAGATTTAATTTCTTAAATAAAACCTCATTCGTTAAGGATGAGGATCATATATTCACGTCTGGATATAATAGTATAGGATATATTGATAGTGATTATCCATTTGATATAGGATATTTCCTTAGAGGAAATTCTGAAGGTACACCAGAAACATATACCCTCACTCCAAATGGTTCACAAGTTGATTTTGAATTAACAATATCAGATACTGATATAATAGATGGTCTATATACTGCAATAGTTGATAGTGGATCGGCATACTCTACTTATTTTGCAGAGTTCACGGTATTAGAACCAGCATCAATACCTGCATCAGAGATACTATTCAATAAGGATGGTATAACTATAGAAATAGAATGGATAACGTCTATACAGCAGAATATAATATTTACAGTATCAAATGTTGATACTGATTCATCTCTATCTCTTTCCTCTTATATGGACGGAGCAAGTAGCTATGTAATAATGTTTAATGAATGGCCTAACTGGGCATCTATAATGGGATCTGGAAATGTAGAACACATATCCCTAGTAGAGCTAGGATCTGAGGTGTTTAAAATACTACCCTTACAAGGTGACAAGTGTTGCATATTACAGAATACGGTTACAGGGATAGACTTATGTAGACTGCCAGAATATTCCATTGATGCCATAACCGCCCCATTAGCATTACCAGTGCCTGTGAATATTGCACCTACTGCTACCAACGACACAGTAGTTATGGATCAAGATACTATTGTAGACATAGACGTAATATCAAATGATAACGATCTTAATGGAGATACTATATCTATAGTAAGTGTATCTTTGGCAACAGAAGGCTCAGTTATTGTAAATGGGGATGATACTATAAAGTACACTCCAGATCCGGGGTACATAGGCTCAGATAGTTTTACATATATAATAACTGATGGCAATGGAGAACAGGACTCTGGAACTGTAAATATAACAGTCCTAGAAGTGTCTAATATCGTAAACTATATAATGTCTGGAATAGAATTAAATAGCGAAGTTGACAGAACCTTGAAGTCGGCAAATGGTGTAGATTGGGATGTAATACCAGATCCAGTAGTGGACATTGATAAATTAAATATGTTTTCAATAAGCAACGGCCTGGATGGAATATCAGGAAAAGGCCTGGTGGCATATATGGAACGAGGAACTGCTGCAGTTCAGGGTGGAATATACCCAATGACTGAGAAGATACATGTAGTATCTGAGGGAAGTACAGATTCATGGTCTGTGATATATGATCCAATACTAACTAGGACTGTACAGTATTTTCAAACAGCAACAACATGGAGAGTCTCATCTATAACTCCGCCACCAGGAACATTTAATGCTGGAGACGTCAATGGAGAGATACCAGAGGGGACAGTTATAATACTTCCCAACTATGTACCACCAATAGAAATGGGTCAAGTCGGTTTAACATTGGAGCCAGGAAAACTTATAGTATATAGTAAGACTAATGATGCATGGGAGGATCAAACAGCATCAATGCTTTCCATGTCTATTGCAGCTGGAGCATATCCATTAGGAGTAGGTGGTGAAGATGCTAGATATCACGGTGGTGGATATGGCGGTGGAATTAGTTCATATATAATGATGTTTAGAAGCAGAGCTGGTGATCTTAAGATAGTAAGCGGAGCTGGTGCTATAGCATCTAACTCATGGACAATTGGATCAGAGAGCTTGGCAGAGTTTGACACATATTCAGATACTGAATCATCTATAGCAGTAAGCCCAACATCTATAATAATATCAGTATATTCAAAGGCTGCTGAAGACCTTATAGATAATTATAATGTTCAAACATACGGTGCTGGTTCATACGGAAGTCCATATGGTGGCGATCCTGCAAGTACAAATACTGCTGGATACCAGAGTGTAGCAATATTAAAGAGATCAACTGATGGTGGTAATACATTTACAGACGTATTCAATAATAGCAATCTATTCAATGAATTAGGTAATGATGAAGCACGCCCTAAGTATATTAGGGGAACAGTTATGTATGGACATGATGGAACTACTGGTAGATATGTAGGATTAGCAATAGATAATGGGACAGGTAGCGGAATACAGTACGCACTAGTTTCAATTGATGATGGCATAACATGGTCTATAAATGAAATAGGATATTCAAAAGGTGCTGATAATCCACATGAATTCGGATTTGATGGAGAAAAATTCTTTGTAGTATTTAACGAAAGATCAGATCAATACGGACAAGTATTTAAACGCATATTGTATGAATCGCAAGATGGAACAGTATGGACAAGAGGCTCTGCATCTACCGGAGTATTAGAAGCAGAGGCATCAACACGTTCATCGTTTAATGCCGATGCAGCATCTTCAAACATGATAATAAAATCAGCAGTATATTCTACTACAGAGTTAGACAATGGGTATAGAAATATTATGCCAGGCGCTGAGCAGTCTGGCAATGAATATGCAGATGTAATACTATCGGGTCTTTCTTTAAATAAAGTGGTATATATTGATACAGTCACTTCCTTAGAGAAGGGATTCTATGGTCTATTCAAGCAGGCGAACGGTGATACAGAAGTATACAGTGTGTGGAGTAAGGACACTCAGGACATATATGCTATACATAGCATAGCCTATACAGATCCTGAACCATCTATATACTATTACGATGGTATAGATATAGTAGCTGGATGGATAAATGGATCTAATATGGAATTGTATAGATCTACAGATATGTCTACATGGACACTAAGTAGTAATATCGTAGTGCCTAACTTCAAGGCTTTTGCGGAAAGTTCTGTTACTGGAACAAGCCTACATGTGATAAATGATAGCATATATAGATCTACGGATAGTGGAGCTACATGGAACGAAGTGTATGACGCTGGAGCTAGAATACTTGGAACCAGCACTATAGCAAGATTGTTCTTCTTTAGCACTATTAGTAATGGAGACATATTCATATCAGCCGAAGAAGATGTAGCTACGAATTCTATATATGTATTATCATCTAACGACGATGGGTTAACATGGTCTTCTAATTACATAATGGATACATCAGATACTACGACTAAATTGAATCCACTATCTATAACATTGGATTCATCTGGCTTAAACATGTCTGTTGATAGATCTATTGGTCAGAGTAGCTATAGATCACAAGATGGAATATCATGGTTTCACAGCTCTTCTTCTGGAAGTAGCAATGGTAGATCATTTGCATCTTCTCCAAAAGAAGTGTATATTACTGGGGCTAGATCAGGACACCAATACATAGACATTGGAAGATTCATAACCTCTACTGGAGAGGCTACATGGTCAGAAGATTTTGATGGATCACTAGTGGCTCCGTCAATAGATTCAATACATGGACTAGGCAATGCACTATTAGATTTTGGCCTGACAGTAGCCGTTGCAAAACAGTCAGGTGCATATGTAGCCATAACAAAGAATAAGATTAGCCATGATTGGGGAATATACCCTATTGCTGGTACAAATCCATTATGGTCTTTAGTTAAGCTGTCATCAGACAGATTAGCTATAAATGCAATTTTTACAGATGACACAACAGTGTATATGATGTCTTCATCAGATGGACAATCATGGAGTCAGACAGTATCAAAGCCTAAAAAACCTGGACTAGAGTATTCGTATGATTCAGGGAATGGGCAAATGTGGTCAGCAGACGCTGCTAATCTATACAGGGATGAATCTATAACAGATTTGTCTTCTGACAATGTATTATTCACCGGCCATGTTCAGTCTATAGTCATGAACAATACTTCTACATCTTCAGTAGCAATAGCCAGAGATACTATAGATACTCATAAATGGTATGCTTACCAATCATACAATAACGGTGATCCACATAAGCTAGCGTTAATATCTGATCCATCTATATCAAGCATATATTCTTTCACTGTGGAAAGATCTGTATTTACCATAGTAATGAAAAAGGATGATAATTCATTTATGACAATATACTCAAGGAATGGAGAAGAATGGTCTTCTACACTGGAAGGAGTAATATCAAATGATGAAACTGCTAAGATATATTCGTTCGTAAAGACAGCACTTGAGGTTACAGAAGTTATACCGTAGTGCCAGATGTTGTAAGTCCAGACCTATCTCTAAGTAAGCAGATAAGTATAGATTCGGGAGTTACATTGTTTGATGCTGATCATCAGATAACAGCACCAATAGCAGTGGCACCTAGCGGTGCTGAATATAGATACATAATAGCAACAGGAGATGTTTTCGTTAATAATGTACTCTTCTTTGACCCAATACTTCTTGGGCCTACTGCAATAACTATTGGCGATTTACCACCCAATTTCTCCGTTATCGCAGATAAGTCTATAGGATTCCCAGCAACCGAGATACCATTGGTATGTCCAACTTCTGGAGTTTATGAGAACGTGGCAGAGGTGCAAGGGACCGGCCCTGATTCAGGTATAATAAGGGCAACTAGTACAGCACACATTGTGTGTGTATAATATAATAATATTTATAATCGAGACTTAAAATGAATATAAACACAACAATATCTATAAGCACTGGAGTATTGGATACAGATGGTAATGAAATATCCTTAGCTGGTTCTGCCAGTGTGGATATGCTTCTAAATCCATTTTACGCTACAGAGAACGACATATTATCAATAATAATGGATGAACCGTCTCAAGAATATAGCACTAGAATTAGAGAAATAATATTCAATAGTTCAGTTATGGCAGACGATAAGATAACAGCGTCAATGATAATTGAATCTGGTATGACTACAGTTCAGGCATTTAGAATAAAAAGACAATATGTAATATGCCTCTCAGCATATGAATTTTCAAAGGCTTTCTATAGAGACTATCTAAGATCTATAAAGAAATCAAAATTCTTGGGAGATGTAAAAGTATCCCTAGATATAGAAAAGGATCCCTCATTCATAATGCAGATATCTGCAGATGCAAAAGAATGCTTTGAGTCAATAGAGACAGCAATGGGAGTAGGTGTTGGGATGGCTTCTTTTGTTAAAGGCAGAAATAACAGCTGTGGTAAGACTAGCTCTAGAGAATGGTATCCAAATATAGGCAATGGTTCCCCAAGGGTACCGATTGCAGCTAATAAAGCAGTGGGATTTTGCAACAAGTATAAAATTGGTGTGGCATGAAGTACTCAGACCTAAAATTGAATCCCTATACTGACCTAGAAGAAATTTCTATAAGAGGAGAGGTAATAGATTTCATTTCTGGATCTGACTTTGGACAACAGAAATACACTCCATATATACATAGAGCATTACGTAGAAATAAATATGGTAAAGCTGAAAAATGCATCTGTTGGGATAAGATAGCTAATGAAGGACAATGTGGATGCCCATACTGTGATGGGGTAGGATATTACTGGGACGAAACAATAGTGCCTGGTGTAATATTCCTTCTTAATAAGCGTAAGCTTGTTAGTGCTCTAGATACGGAAATAGCAGCAGGTCGTAAAGGTGATTATGAATTAGCATTCATATCACCATACTCAATAAATATTGGACAACAAGACTACCTATTAGAGCCAAATCTTAACGATGATGGATTTTTACAGTATCCAATAAAAACTAAATCTAGATTCCTAGTAATAGAAGGAGTCGAAAGACGCATGGATTCAGCAAATAAAGAATACACACTATCAGTAATATCTAAGGTTTTATAACATGGCTGCTCTTACAGATAACGAAATATCACAGATAATAAGAAACTTAATAACTAGCTCTCAACAACAATCTCGCAATGTTCGTAATATTGATGAAGAATTTATGTCAGATTATATTGACATTGACAAGTTTATTGAGGTATTATATTCACTGTTGGAATCTAATGGATATTTAATTGAAGGAGACAAGCAAGAAGAGGAGAATAATACCTGTAGTAAGTTTACTTTTACTCAGGAGTTTCCGAACTTTCTTGTCAACTCTAATACAGTCGTTTCTGTCGAGGTAGAAAAAAGAGTACCAGCGAGTCTATCTGCTAACTCTGAGCCATTTTCAGGAGTCAAAAGTTATAGACCAATGTATCTGGGACAGGAAAAAGACGAGGTAGATGGTGGGATAAACATAGACCTACAATCCATTTATGATAACGAAATAAAACTAGTCTGCTGGTCAGACAGTCTAATAATGGCGAGGAATTTATCTTCATTATTCGAGTCTATTATGCAAAAGTATTACTGGGTTCTGCGGAAGTATGTACCGGTACTAGTTTACACAGGAAGACAAAACACGATTGTTACTGACAAATACGGTGATTCGAGATACTTCGGTATACCTCTTCATTACTTTGTTAGGACAAACGAAAGATTCATTCTCAAAGAGAGTGAACTTAAGAACATAAATATAAGCCACACTGTTGGCTAAGTATAGGGGCACAAAAATGCGCAAATACCAAAATTTACCAAGCATTAACGTTGAGTTACTTGATGGTAACCTGCAAATCGATCAGCCAATCTCAGGACCAGTGGTTCTGGTTGTTGGCACAGCTTTTTCTGGACCATCTAACACTCAATATCTAGTATCTGATAGTAATCTTGCATCTGCAATTTATGGATCTGAATCTCAGTTGATTCAAAAGATGTCAGAAGCTAAAATGGGCGGTGCAAAAAACATCCTTTTATATAGAGTCGGTGGCCTAGCTGCTGAGATCTCAGGACTGTTTGGCGACAACACTTTAATATCAACCAGAGAAGAGACTTCTTCTGCAGGCTCTAAGTATGGAATGTATGTTGGTCCAAGACCAAATGATGCTGGAAATGCTGGAATGATCATATTCGAAGGAGACACTATTGTTTATTCAAATATGCCAGGCGCTGAAGTAGACCTAGGAAAATTCAACGTTGTTGGATTTGATACGGCTTTCCCTCATGTAATCGGAACTCCAACTGCTCCAGTCTTGATGAAAGACGTACTAGCAAGTGTTGTTGATGAAGCAATACAAAACGAAACAGGCGATGGAATTCTTACAACTTTCGATCTTGCCACAGCCGGAATAACAGCAGTTACATCTGCCACAGAAGATGCGGTACCAGTTGCATACACAGTAGTTGGAACAGACATCGTATTCGATGTTGCTCCCGCCAATCTATCTGCGATAATCATAAATGGTACAATACCTCTTGACGTAAACACTTTAACGCCAGTTCCAGTATATGTTCCTGGAGAAGACAATGTTAATGCTTCACTACAGAAGTACTACGAACTTCTTGATGCTGCATATGAAGACCTTGAAACGACTATTGCCACACAAATTGTTACTGGTATTGCTTATCTTGATGCTCCTAACATAGCAGACGGAAGTGTAGCAGTAGACAGACTAGATTACTTTAGAAAAGAAGAAGTGTCTGGCGAGACTGTGTATACATGGAATACCAACAAGCTAGTATATGTACTTGGTGGATCTAATGAGACCAATGATATACTACTTGCTGATCTTGACGAGAATGGTCAGCCGATAGTTAAATATGTATATTCTGAAGTGAACTTTGCACATCAAATGGGGATGTGGTTACACGCCATAACCGAGAATGATAGATTTGTTCTTGGTTCAATTGGCACAAGTAAGCCATTGTCTAGTACAACTTCTTCAGTATCTAATTGGGTTGGCTCTCTTCCACAGACCGATATTAATGGTGTAATAATTGCTAACGGTACCGGCTTGCTGGGTAATAGATACATGACAGGAGCAATTGGCCAATTAGCAGGTTTTTATGCAACAGACTCTGGATTTCCAGATGGGAATGTTGAATCTGACACTAATGGAGCACCAATAGATTTAGGTAAATACTTGTCAGTGGCAATGGGTGTAGCGGTAACGCCTAATAACCCTACAATAGGCACTGTTCTAAATCAAACGAATATGGATGCTTTATATATCGGACTCTTATCCGGAATTGTTCCAGGCGATTCAACAACAAACGCGGTTATTCCATATGTAACATTACCTTTCACAATAAAGAAGACTAAGCTTGATGAACTAACATTTGCTGGTTACGTCTCTTTATCAGATAGAACTCGTGGAACAACTGTCGTATCTGGAGAGCTAGCTACCGCTGAAGGCTCTGATTATGATTATGTATCTACAGCAATTATAATTGCAAGCGTAGTTAAGAACATAAGAGAAAGATCGGAACCATTCCTAGGAAAGGGATTAAATCAAATAACCTTAGCAGCAGCAGATACTGCTGTTGAGTCTGTATTCAGAGAAGCAGTGGCTGATGGATCAATTGTAAAATATGGTTACCAAGTTATTTCAGATACAGCAGAAAGAGGTAGAGGTCAGTTAAGAGTTCCAATAACTATCGTACCAGCATTCGAACTTAGAGAAGTTTCTGTACCAATCAAGCTTGCTTACGATATCTAAGTAGCATTATGGAAAAGGAATGATCCTTTTCTAATTAAAATTTTAGGAGAATAAAAACTATGGCAACTTTTCAAAGTTTCTCTGGTGTAGACATTCATGCAGTTTTTGGTAATACACAATTTGGAGAAGTCCAAATGGTGTCTTACAAATCAGATCGTGAAAAAGCACCAGTATTTACAATGGGATCTGCTGATCCAAGAACTATCGCTCGTGGAAAACGACTTATTACAGGGGCTGTAGTCTTTGTGGTATTCGAAAAAGATAGCCTTTTATCTATTATGAATACAGAAAAAGGAGTAAATAATCCACATCTGTCAAATGAAGAAACAGCCAACTATGACACTACAGGTGGCTTCATTGGTCCAGATGGTGGAAGCAGAACTCTTAGCGGTGAAGCAGCAGTAGGCTCATTGACAACACCGTCGGCAGCACGTCTTGCTGATCAGTTGCTTCCATTCGATATAACATTAGTTGGCGCAAATGAGTATGGTAATACTACAAGTATGACTATACAGGGCGTAGAGCTTATGTCTGAATCTGGTGGAATATCAATAGATGACCTTGTTATTGAAAAACAAATGTCATTCATTGCTAGATCTATCAAGAATTGGGATAAGGGTACCTTAGTGGTAAGAACACCAGGGGCTTAAATAACAATGCCAACACCAAGTAAAGGGAGTCCTGTAAGGGCTATTGGTGGAACGCATACACATATACTTCTAGAACTTTCTGGAGAACAATCAGGTGAGGCGCTTTTCTATTTGGGAAGCGCCTTAACTGTTTCTTACTCTGTGCATAGAGATAAGGTACCTGTGTTTAACTGCGGTTCACATTTGATAGATGGCTTTTCAATAGCTAATAAGTATGTAGCTGGATCAATTATTACTATAATGTATGACATAGATGAATTTGCAGAAATCATATCTGGCATAGTAAAGGGTAATAATGATAATCCATATAAATCAGCATCCGGAATAAAAGAGTCACACACTTTTATGAGAGACGATCTAGTACCATTTAATATACATGCTATATTTACAAATGAGTATGACGATAAAGCTAGAAAGATAGTTATATATGATGCTACATTTATAAACAATGGTCAGGTAATGTCTATAAATGATATAATAACAGAAAACACTCTGTCATTTGTTGCAAGAGACATGTCAGAACAAAGCGAAATAGGTGATGTGAATTCATCGCTTACAACACGAGAAACCATACTGAAGGCTTCAAGCCTAGTCTAATTATATGAGCGCATATTCCAACTATTATACATCAGCTGACACATTGCTGTTTATCGAATCTTCAGATTCCAATAGCACCGGCCAGCAGGTTATGATTGACAAGTTAGATACTATAGTTTTTTCCGAAGGAGTATCGGCAAGACCTGTATATGGGGTCGGAAATCCCATATTTGGCTTTACGAATGTAGGGAATGTAATAGTGTCGGGAGAGATAGTCGTAAGATTTATACATCAGGATTATATGCTAAATGCAATAAAGCAAGCAATAACTGGCGATAAGACTCCTCAGACAAATAAGTTGAATAACTTTATGAGCTCATCTGCTAGTGATGTTAGAGCAGCGCAACTGGAAGATAATAGATCTGCAAAAGTATTCGGGTCACGCCTATTAGATATGCCATACTATTTTGATTTTAGACTTGTATTCAATAATGGAAACCTTTATCATAATGATATCAACAAAGAACTTGTAGTTAAGGACGTTCGTATTCTAGGATCAGAATTGATATCTAGCGTCTCAATGACCGGACCAGTTAATATAAAATACAAGTTTATAGCAAGAACAGTGAGATAAGAATGTCTGAAAATGAAATCAATAGTGTACAAGGAATGCCTGTTAATAGTGGGGATGTAATCATGGATGATAATGATGAATTTCTGGAAGGTATTGAAGAAGAAGAAGTTGTAGCGCAGACTCCGCTAGAAGAACTAGAAGAATTAGTATCAGGATTAGAAAATGCACCTAATAAACTTGACTTAGAACAGTGGAAAGATATACATGGACAGTTCTATGCATCTTCCGTAAACGGAGACGATGTATTTATATGGAAAACATTAAGAAGGTTAGAATATCGTAGCATAGCAGCTAGTGGAGCATTAGAAAAGCAGGAGTCATTTGAAAATGCAGTTGCAAGAAAATGTTTACTTTGGCCTAGTCCATCTCCACAATTTTTTGCTGGAGGAGATGCTGGAACTATACCAACATTATTTAAACAAGTAATGCATCAGTCTGGATTCATATCAGATGAAGTAGCCATATCTATGATAAGAAGAGTTTAATAGATGAACTTAGTCTCGTTAGGTAGCGAGAAGATGGCAATATCATTCAATGATCTAGAGATTACTATAAACGATATGTTATATCGTAATCTAACATTTATAGTAAGATTGCTTACCTATGATGAGTTATCTAGGGTTAATATGATTAACACAGATAATAGTCTCATAAATATAGTTATAGAAGAAGATATTTACAATCTTGCTGTGGAGCAGGTTGTTGGCATAGACGAAGAGATAGATGTTGAGAGTATGGAGGCTGGTATAGTATCAACTATATCAGGCATAATACTTAATAGTAGCAACTTCTATTTCAATGACCCATTAGCATCAGTAGATAAAGAATCAACTGGTTCTACAATATTCAACCAGATGCAATTAGTAGTTGCAAAGAATTATAATATCCAGTTCAAAGACATATTATCTATGCCAATAGATGAGCTTGTCCGCAAGTTTTCTTTATATCAGACAACATATCCCAATGAAGCGTTGAGCTTCAGCAATAATCAAGATGCATGATACAGAATATTCCACACCTATCATACAAATCGCCTCAGCCAGTACAATCTCTAAGCAAAGAGAGGAAGAAAGGCGTAAGGACGCTTTAGACAAGTTTCTTATTACGGGTGGCACAGTAATGGGTGCTGCATATGCATCTAAAAAACTACTTAATAATCCAACAATTAGTAAGTTCTTCAAGCTATCAGTTCTTGAAGCTTCACTAAATGAGACAGCCCAGGGAACATCCTGGAATGACTTATTTTCAGATAAATCAAATACAAGAAAGCCATCACATTTAATACTGGAAGCAGTAAGAAAAGTTGAGGAGCTTTCTCCTTTCAGAATCTTTAGAACTCTACAGCTATCCCATGTCATGACCCCATTTGTAACGGGCAAAGATGTAGCAGTAGACATAACTGGAGACATGATAGTATCACAAGAAAAATACTTTAAAAGCCTACTGTCTTCAAGAGGGGAAGTAGAGCTGTCTGATAAACACAAGGTTTATGGCCTAAGATTAGAAAATGGTAAACTGTATGAGAAAACAGCAGATGGAAAAACTGGAAGCCTAGTAGCAAAAGAAGCTAGATTAATACTACCTCACTTTGCATTACCAAAAGATGATAATTCTAAAGAGCTAGTCTATGCAAATAAAGTGCTTAGACATTATCAAGAGATAGTGGGTGGAGGAGTAAAGGATCAATTTCATAATCTGGTTGGATCAGACATATCTCCTTTTACAGTCATTGCAGGCAAGTCTCAATCTCAAATATCATATGATATGTTCAGATCATATTCAAGAGTAGTGATGGAGCGTGGAGCCAAGGTGTGGGATAACCCACTAGAATCTATAGTAGACTTCCTACCACATGCTGAAAATGCCAAGTGGCATAAAAACTTAAAGAAATTTTCTCAGATAAATATAGGAACTGGTGGTCAATATAGGCAATCAGTTCCCAAGTCATTACTAATGATGGCGAAAAATCAGAAGAAGGTTCTTGCAGCAGTGGCTGGATACAATATCTTAGATGCAGTAGTTTCTTCATCTGCTACGGAAGATGGTTCATTTAGTGGTGGCCTATTAGAAGGTACTGCTACGGCTGCAGTAAATACACAAATAGCGTTTGCAGAAGTGTGGTCTGATAAGTTTCAAGATTATAGGGATGCGCAAGAATATTTAGCACCCGGATCTACATCTTTAATGACGATGGCAGGACTACCATTAGCATTAGGCACAGCAGCAGGTACAGCTTCTTATGCGACAAGGCTGTACCAAAGTGCAAAGAGTGGAATAGATGCATCGGAAGTATCAGCAGAAAAGCTAATAAAAGTATTCCCAGAGAAGATGGATAAATATCTTCCAAAAGTCATATCATCTCTTAAAGCATCAAGATCAAAGAGATGGGGAATAAGAGCTGGCCTGATTGGCCTAGCTCTTGAGGCACCGTTCATACCAGGAGCACTAATAGGTGAGGGTTCAGAAAGCTTAAAGGATAAGTATTCTGGAAAAGAAGATGTTGCAGTAAGAGCAAATAGATGGTGGTTTACAGGTTCTGGAGATTATGGTGGAGATCATATAAAGTACTTTGATAAACATTGGTATGCAAAACTGATGGCCAAAACAAAGACGAAATCCCTATATGGAGATGACGAAACAAAGGCTGGTCTTAATCCAATACTACACCCATTAGACTTTTTAAAAGATCCATACAAATTTGAGAAGATGCATTCAGAAGATAGACCATACCCAGTTTGGGGAATGGACATATCTACTGGATCATTTCTAGGAAAGGCATTTGAAAAAACAGTTGGTGCATTGTTAAAGCCAGATGTAATAAATCCTAGATTAGCAGAAGAACTTAGAGATGTAGAACCAGGAACCGTAGTCCGTAATGATCACACAATAACTAATAAAGGTATTAGTAGAGCATTGGCAACAGATACATTCTCTGTTGCTTACCAATATCGGAAGGTGATGTTTCATTAATAGAAGAAGGAAAGCTCATAGCCCCAGCAGCAGCTACATATGATCCAGCAAGTGAAGCATTATCATGGTCGTGGGAAGCTTTTAAAGACTTCATAGGTATAAAGGGTTGGTTGTTAGGTGTAAGTGAAGAAGCGTTAAGTGTACCATCCTCTCAGGTGCCACCACAGCTAGCTAGGTCGGGCGAAATGACCAACATTGGTAGACGCATTAAGGATTCTAATGTAGGCGGCTTATTTGGCCTTACAGAGCCTCAGAGAAGATTCATACCAACATCAGCAGATGTAACAAGAGATAGGATAAATCCATTAAGAAATGATATGCCATCATGGCTTCCTGGCGATGATGATAACTTCTGGCTAAATTTGCAGAAAGGAGATCCTTTCACTAAAATAGAGCATTCAGAATCTAGGCTACCAGGTGCTGGATATGAATCATTACATAAAGAGATTACAGGTATTAATCCAGAAGACTATCCAGATATATTTAAACTAAAAATATTATCTGACGTAGCAATGGGTTCTGATGCATATTATGATGTTAGGAATAGAGTAGAAAAAAGAGAATCAGAAAATGGATTAACTAAATACGAGTCAGGTATGCTGTCTACTATAAGAGAGCAGGAATCCAAAAGGTCTGTAAAAAGACAATTCTCTGAATATAAAACAGACAGAGAACTTACTGGAACTAGTTTTGTACAAAAAGTTGCTAACTCTTATTGGGAATCAGTATCACATGGCGCAGAAAGAGTTTTGCCATCAGAATTCCTAACATTCTTTAGACCCGCAGGCAAGCTAATTCATCAAAGAACCGCAATAGAAGACTATGAAAGAACCCAGCTGGAAGGATCAGACATGGCTATTTGGACAAAGCCATTCGATCACTTTATTAAACCGGCAGCAGTATCCGCAAGAAGAATGGTTGACGGAGACTTTATATCAGAAGAGGTAGACAACAGAAGAGATATAGATAGATACTTCGATACTCTTGAATATGTTAAGCAAAGAAGATTGTATAAAGAAGCTGTAAGGTCAGGCAGTTCTGGAGATGCCAGAACAGCTCAGGCAGCATATCAGAAAACTGTAGAAGGCGCATTAACTTCTAGTATAGACACTGATACTGAAATCCTAAGATCATATATATCTCTACCAGATCAAGAGAAGCCATATTTCTCATCATTTGTAAATGCCAAGTCCGGAGATAGACAAAAGATATTAGACATATCTCCAGACAGAATCTCTGATCTATACAAAGTCATATGGTCAAGAAAAGATATTCTAGATAAAGCAATAGAGTCTGGAGCAACTGCTGAGAATGCAAATTATGAAGTTAAAAAAAGGGTGGCTGAAGAAGAGTCATTATTACAATCTGAATATAGTGACGAATATAAAGCTTGGCTAGATATGAAAGACAAAAGAGCTAGTACGTTTAGAGAACATTTGGCTGATACAAATGCTGAAGCATATTTAACTAATACTGCTGGCATACCTGGGAAAGATTTTTCTGGATGGGATCCAAGAATAGATATGGACAGGATAAAGCTGCGAGCATTAACAATAGGGAATGAAGATTTCTTTAAGTTTGGGTTTTGGAAAAGTGATATAAGCGAACTAGAAAGATATACTTCTGTAAATAGCGACAAGGAAGTAGAGGACATAGCAGAAAGAATAAGGGATGAGCAAAGAGCGAAAATACATATACAATCCCAGATGGAAGACGCACTATTTAGCGAAGGCTATGAAATTAAAAGAATCTCTATAGAAGAAGGACGTGGAGATATTGACATGAGTATAGAGAGAACGTGATGGCATATGACCCATATAAAGAACTTAATAAAATAAATAAATTCTTGGGACCAAAAGCTCCGATATTGGCCGGTGTTGCTTTTGGTGCTTGGTCGCAAGATGGACAAGATAATCCGTATGCTTCCGTAGCAGCGGCAGCGATAGGTGCATATACTGCACATGCAATAGCTCCAGATATTCAGAATCTATACAAGGCACTAACTCCAGAAAGGGTAAGTCTTGATGCCTTGAGGTCTAGAGAAATAGATATGAGTAATGCTCGTAGTACAGCATTGGGAAATGCTTTAGACTCTATGAATAGGGCATTTGAAACTAATATAGTTAACGAGCCAATGCCATTAGATATATTAAGACACAATATGTCTGTAATGTTTAATGCTGCATTCTCGTCTATGACTGACGATGAATTAATACCTGGAGTACAGGCATTAATGTCTTCTGTATCTACAGATAGAAAGAAGGCTCTAGAGATAAGGGATGTTCTCATTAATAGATCCAAAATAAATTCTATTAGTGGTGCAACGATACCCGATACGGAAAGAAAGACAATACCAATAAAGCCTAGTGATAGCATCGAGAATATAAACGAAAAGCTATTTAAGCACTTTAGCCAAGAATTAAACAATCCAGAATCTATTGCTAAATCAAAAGCAGACAGTATGTCTAAGGCACTACTAGGTAAGAATGCAAAAATAGAAGGGCACTCTCTGACTATAAAGACACCAGATGGTGCAAGGTCTAGCGAGAGGATATCATTGACTGGCTATAAAGCAGATGGTACCAAGTTCAGTAGAAGAAACGGAGTAGATTTCATATCGAGATCATTTAATCCACTAGGGGAAATGTTCGCAGATGGTAAACAAATAACAGACTACGAGACAGGATCATCTAATAATACTAGAATAAGTGTTGGGATGGCAACAGCCAAACATGACCCAGAAGAGTTAATAGGCCTTTTCCATAAATATAATAATGGAATATCTGATGCCGAGTGGGCAAAGATATCTAATAAGACAGATTCATTAAATATATATTCAGCAACAGACTCAAGAGTTCCAGAAGGAATGTCATTTTATGAAATGGATAGTTCTGGATATGGCAGACGCATATCTGGAACAATAGACATGAATGTAACATTTTCTCAATCAGAAGATACTGGCAAGGTGACTATTGGTTCAATGGATACCTCAATAGAGATAGGCGAAGAGAGTTCTAAATACAGTAAGTTTCTGGATAGGGTATCTAAGCAACTAGGCTATGACCCGCAAGTTGGGCAGAGCCCCAACTCTTTAGGCTTAATAACAGCATATTCAGATAAGGATAATCTATATAATCCTGGTCTGTATCACGCAGAAGCACGAGGAGCAACATCTGTGAGCTATAGAGACCATTTACCGTTTTCAGTATCATCTTCTGAATACCTTAAGCAAATAGCCGGAAAAGATTCAAGAGTAAATGCATTGAGAACATCGGCATCACATGGATACAGAATACATATGTCTGAAACTATGGGAGAAGCTGTGTCACAATTATTTGGCAATAAGCTAACAATAGCTGATGGGCATGGTATAGCGAACCCAGGAGAAAGAAAAAGCTTTAGTGGTAGACAGCTAACATCGGTAAGTATTGGTAACACTGGCGATTCAATAAATCCAAAATATCTCTTATCTATGGGCCTACCAGAAGAAGTTCTAAATATGACACCAGTACAGCTAAAGACTTATTTGCAAAATAATTCAATAACTGTACAAGCAGGACAGGTGCTAGGATATGACGAAAGCAGAAGAGCTTCTAGATTGAAATCCCATTTTACTTCCGGTAGATTAATAAACATAGTAAAAAATGATAAAGGAATAAAACTTGTTTTTTCTGGTAAATATAGACCAGAAGATTGGATCAAGATATTTGGAGCATCGTCTAAGTCTGGTTTGACTTTTGCTGACACTCGTATGCAGTTTCAGGAAATGGGAGCACTAGCCCTAGCAGAATCAAGGGGAGATATAACTATAAGAAAAGATGGACCAGGGAATATCAGAGTTCTTGCCTCAACAAGAGTATTGGGTGTTAAATCTAAAAAAGATAAGGTAGAGAATTTGGATCTAAACACATTCATGCAGCGATGGAAGAATAGTCCAACACGTAATAGATATATCAAGGAAGCAGCCGGGGCACATATGATACAAGGCTGGGATGAGGTTGGACAAAAGAATATATCTACATTATTAAACGGAAGTGCTGAAGAAGGGCTAGAAATAGTAAGAGGATTAGGACAATCACTTAAGGGAAAAGGTCTAGATGATGAGATCCTAGAGATGGCATTGCTGGGGGATTCTAGAGGAGACAGAATAGAAAAAGCTAATATAATGAGAACCATACTTATGACATCTAGTGAGAAGTCTTCTCAAGATATGTTTCTGACTGCAGCAGAGTACTCTGCAAGATCTGGTAATACAGAAGATGTAAACTTCTTAAGCGGTCTAGAGAATAGAAATGGACTAGTGTCAACAGATGAAAGGGATAGACTGAGGGGGATAATAACTCAGGCGTATAAGGGGACAGAGGGTAAATCATATACACAGTTTACACCGGATATGGGAGAAGCCATACATGGTGCTGGAAAGTCTGGATCTATGTCTAGACTTGAGTATTCAATGCTTAAAGCAATAGGTCATAATATGAGTATCTTTGATGCTGTCACACAGCAGAATTCAGAAGCATTATATGAGTTGTCGATGATACACAAGTCCGATAGAAGCGGAAACTTCTCTGCTAAATCATTTTCTGAAGGCACCGATATATCAGAGGTAATGAGACAGGCATTTAGAACTAAAGCAGAAGATAGGCTTGGGTATCTATCTAGGGCAGGCATGAGTGAAAACATAGCTGATGAAGCCGCTAGGTACACACTGGCTAATCCCATAAAAGGGATAGCATCTATACCACTGGCCCTAGTAGAAACTGGGCATAGTGGGCTTAAGGAGTACGGTGGAAAAGAAATACTAATGAGCATAGAGAAGGCAAGAGAAGCAGTGATTAATGCAGACATTGACGTATCAAATGCTAGAAGTAGTAAGTATAAAGATGGAGCAATGGTTAGACTATCAGCAGCAGCTGATGAGTTAATAGGATACCAGAAACAAGCCATGTCTGGAGATAACAATATAAAGAAGACTGCAGCAAAAAGAGCTGCCGATGGTTCTTTACTATTAACAGCACGCCCAGTAGGTGGTAGTGCCGACGCGGCAGTTGGTAGTGTAAAGAATATAGCTTATATATCAGAAGGAATGGCTAAGAGATTATATTCAAATCATGGTTTTAAATATGAAAATCTATCTGAAGATATGGGTAATGGCATTAGTAGACTAAGGACTGAGAATGGCAATAACTTCATGGCACAGATATCAAGAGAGCCTGTACAGGGCCCATACTCTTCGATGGGATATGAGATCAGAGTAGACAGTAGTCTTAGAGATAATAGTCAACACATATATATACCGCAAAGCGGAAAGCTAATAAATGCCTTTACATTTTTAGACTATGACGCTGACCATCTTAGAATGTTACCACTATTAGGCCTATCTGCTGCTGAAGAAAAAGCTTATATTAGCACCAATGAAGCGCTAGTAGGACACGCTCAAGATGCTATAGAAATACAGAAGAGCCTTGGTATAAAAGGTGTATCTAAGCATATCGATGTATTATCTCAGTTCGGATCAGTAGGAGAGAAGATTAGGCAAATGATGAAAGCTGGAGAGACGGCTAGGATTAGAAAGATAGATTCTCCAGAGGTAACAAGGATAGTTGAAGAGTTTGGGGCCGCATTAGACATGAAAGATATTGAAGGAGCAAGAGGACTTATGCCAAGAGTCCTTGCTCACAATCTTACAGAAAATCTTATAAAATCTTCCCATAAAGAGGTTGGTGGAAATATGTCTGGAGCAGTGCAGGCGATAGAAGCGGCACAATCCAGGTTCGCTTCAGATAAGAATAAAGATATATATAGAGCATCCATGATAAGGATAGTAGACGACACCATTGGCGGAGAAGTTGAGAACCTATCTCCAGAACTACAGGCTAGATATACACAGGGATTGGATGATTTAATTGATGCACACATACAGCATGGTCCAGATGTTAAAACATTTATGGGTGATAAGAATTCTAAGAGAATAGTGGATCAAATTGGAATATCGGAAATGATAGAAGACACAGTATTGCAAGATGGCAATGGTCCAGTACCAAGTTCAAGAGGTGAAATAACACCGAGAAGCGCAGGTACGGCATCAAAAAAGATGCTAAATGATTCTATTCGGGATACAATGGGGATGCTATCCAAGAACAAAAGATTGCTTACAGCATCAGCAGTCGGACTTGGCGCTCTAAGTATACTGACCAGGGATACGCCAGATCAACTAGCATCAAGCTCTCCAGGATCTTCAAATGGGGCACAGCCACTACAGCCACTTTCTAACGAAACAGCTTATACTAGAAAGTATAATCCAAAAAAACAATACTCAGCATCAGCAGATGTAAGATCTCCAAGTTCAAATATAAATACAGCCTCTATAGATAGAGCATTATTTGGTGACAGGATAGGACAAGTATCTGTGAATATAAACGATAAGAATAGAGACTATTTATGATACTAAAGAATAACGGATCAGAAAAAATAAGAATAAACAATGTCAATCTGGAAATCAATCCAGTTGACATACTTTCTATACAGAAAAGAAGACTGATCTCAGAAGAATTCATAAGAGAAAACTCTAACTATACATACATGGGTAATTATGGAGAGGCAAACTTTAAGATAATATTGCAATTTGATATAAACGAAGTATTATCTGAGCCAAGCTCAGCAGAGAGTCCATCTGACTTCATCCAGCTACTTGCACAGATTAATAACTATCCATTCTTATTTATAACCTCTAATAGAATAGAATCTTATTTAACGACACACGTAAAGACTGGTACTAGTGGGGAGATAATGTTTGGCATAATGTCATTCGAGCTAAGAACAGATTCTTCTGCACAAAACATAGTTACGTTAACATTGCACCTTTCATACTTTAACCATGCACCATATGCAAAAGAGATATCGTTCTATGATGCTATAGAGGACAAGTCTCAGCCAGAAAGAACAAAAGTATTAAAAGGGAAAAAGAATATAGAGTATATAGCAGAAGATACGTCTAGCCTTGTTGGCAATCAGCTGTTTAATAGATATTTCACTTCAGACTATTCCGCAATAATGGGTAGGCTAGATAAGTATATTAGTGGCGCATCGTCAATAGCAGATGTAAAGTTGAGATATCCAGTATTCTTAAACGACGAACCTGAGTCTGGCGACTATGAAGAGATGGTATATTCTGAGATAACTGCAGAAAAACTCATTGTAAAAGCCAAGGCGTATACATTATGGCCAGACCTTGGTATTGCTAATAACATTAACACCAATGAATCCCCAGTTACCTCAATAGCCCTAGTGAGAAGAAATAATTTTGCATCACACAGCATGACAGCATGGTCATATCCAACTTTGCAATACATGGGTAGAGGAGGAACGACAGTCGTAACAACAATATCTCAAGAATCTAATACTGGAACAAGTATAGATTATGTAAAGCTGTGCTTAGGAAAGCTTGATTCAAATCATAGAAAGTTTGCAAAATATTCTCAATATAATGTATTAAAGCTTGATCATATAATCTTTGATTTAGTACCGGTTTTCGGGATTGTATTAGATAGAGAAGAGATAGGTACAAGTTCTAGTTTTCAGGATGTAGACAATGGTGTATTTATATTTTCAGAAAAAAATCTTAAGGAATTAATACAAAGGAAAAAACCTAGGGCATCTGGATTCAGGGCGGATAATCATGATATAGATAGAGTAATTGATATACTAACAAATCTTAGTAATGGAATACCAAAGACTAAAGAATTCGATTGTAGTTATAGTTACAGCAAAGAGGATGAAACTACCAGGTATAGACAGATGCAAATACCTAGCCCTTTAACATCTGCACTGCTAAAGGAGCTAGAAAGACAGTATGATCTACCTGCACACACTTTATATAATGTAATGTGGCAAGAGAGTAGAGGTGATCCTAATGCGGTATCTCCATCTGGGGCTGAGGGTGCATTCCAATTTATACCAAGCACAGCTTCAAGATTTAACCTAGAAGACAGAACAGATCCTGTAGCATCAGCAGCAGCAGCGGCTGAGTATTTATCTTGGCTAAAGAATAAGTTTAACGGCAATATGAACCTAGCACTTGCTGGATACAACTGTGGTGAAGGATGTGTAGGGAAAGCTATAACAGAATCTATAAATAGTGGTGGGTCTGGCAGCTGGGAAGACATAATACGCTTAGTACCTAATGAAACGCAAAACTATGTTGAGCCAATAATGAATGGGATAGTAGCAGATGGTGCTAACCCTTCTCTGTCTAGACAAAATTGCCATTCCCTATTGCATATAGATAAAGCAGAAGTAATCTTGGAAAAACTATCAGATGATCTTAATGGAACAGAATCTATACTGAGATTTTTCCCTGGAGGTTTAAATTCTTATAATTATGGATCTTTAGGCAAAAGAACTTCTGGTGCAGTAACCGATGAAATGAGAACGATATCTAGCTCTTTAGAATTTTATAAAACACTCAGAGACAATCAAGAGGGCAACGAAGTAAAGCTTGCTAAGGCTACAAGAGATATACAAGATGCATTCATAGACATTCTCTCCGAAGGCACTAGATCAAATAGGCTTGTTAAAGCATACATAACAGACTACCTAAGCTTTCTTGATGAAAATTATGATCAGATAATAAACTCATTCGATGATGAGGCATATTCTGACCTATCGCTTGGTTCTAGGATATTTAATTCTGGCCCAGCGATAGGTGAAGATGGTAAAGGTGCTAGGGATGCTAGAGATATAAATCCGTTCTTCTTCATGAAGGCAGGTGCATATTATACTCCAGGAATACTAGAAAGATCTTATAGGTTGTCAGCTAAGAATTTAAGAAAGAACGCTCATGATATATCAGATGAGATAAATAGAGTAATAGAGCTTGATACTAAAATAGGAACAATTGGTAAAGCGAAAGGTGAGTTTAGCAATGATGATTCACAGCCTGAAAGATTAATTAACACAAAAATAAGTAAAGCAATAAATGACTTAGCTGATCAGATAGATAAAAAGACTTTGTCTAGCGCAAGGGGAGACTTCCCATTAGACATGGCTACACAAGGACCCGAAGCTGAAGAATTGCAGGCATCAATACATTTTGAAAGATCAGCAGAAAGCCTTAAACGTGGCATTAATCAAGCATTCCCAGTATTAAAAGTCTATTTAGTAGAGGGGGATGAAGACTCAATTACATCAAATCTTAGAAATCTAAAGCATGAATATTATGAGCTTCCAGGTGTGATATCATCAAGGATAGTTCATCAAGATGATGATTCACCAGTTGATCTAATGTATCTAAAGATAGCTAACCCAGGATCAATGTACAGCGATAGTACAGTTACTATGGATCAGTTTTATCCAAAGAAAGACTGGAAAGCAATAAATACAAATCATGAAAATTCTATACCGCTAGATAAGGTCTTCTTAAGACCTGGTAATAGACTACATGTTAAAGCAGGATATTCTAATGATATCAATAACTTAGAAACAGTATTTAATGGGATTGTTACAGATGTTTCTGGCGAAATGACACTTGAAGTAATATCAGAAAGTTTTGGCAGAGAGCTTATAGCAGTAGAGCATGGAGACGATCCAGAAGTTAGCAACTTTACATTTGGTGCTGATACATTCGAAGTTGTAGCCAACTTTGTATACTCTGGAGAATTGGAGCATTTCGGTAATATAAAATTCTTTAGCAATCTAACAGACATAGAAGGTAGAGATAGGCAGCAGCTTACAGTAAATGATATACTTAAATACCATGGTTCTGCAGAATTATTTGTCAACATATATACTGATAGCATAATACAGGAAGGATTCGAATATGGATTCAATGTAAATCTAAATAGCTTATTTGGAAGTAGCCAAATAATGCCACACTTTCCGATATACAAGACGACACCATGGGCTGCTCTAAAAGAAATGGAGTTTAGACATCCAGGATCATTAGTAAGATCTCATAACTATGGAGATAGGCAGACTGTATTCTACGGAATAAAAGAACAATTATATGTATACAGGAATACACATTATGCCATACAGTCTAGAGCTAGTAAGAATCTATACAATAGGTTTAGAAAGAACAGACTGAAACCAGCATCTGATTTCCATATATTAACATCTGATAATAACATTATTTCCAATGGTCTTAGGGTTACTAGTGATTTCAAAACTGCAGTAAGTGTAAGATATTATAACGATGTCGATGATATAAAAAGTCAGGATTTTGAATGGTTTGATGTTAAAATAGATGATAACTTAAAACCGATGTCCCATAGATTGGGAAGGTGTGAGATGTCTGGAACACATGGTAGATACTCGGCATTATCATATGCATCTACATATCTAAAGAAGGAAGTAGAGAAAATGTATGATGGCACAATATTAGTTATTGGAAATCCATCTATAAAGTCTGGTGACTATGCATTAATAGATGACTCCGTAAGAGGCATGAACGGAATAGTGAAGATAAGGGGATGTATACAACATTTCGATGTACATAATGGATTTGTTACTGAGATAATACCTGGCCTATATGCAGAATCCTCTCACATAGATTATTCGATGTTATTTACAAAATTATATCTTGGGTATATGCCAGCCATAACAATTGCAAGATCAATAGCATCAGAAGATAATAACTCTGTTATAAATAGAGATATCACACTAGACATTCTTGGACTATCAAATGATCCATTGGGATCTGTATTTGGGTCAGGAGATTTTAGTGGAGGATTAGCTTCTGTATCATCCCTACTAGCCGGTACTGGTTATGCTGGAACTAAGGCCATAAGTGGCCTGCGTTCTTCTAAAACCATTGCAGATAGTAAAGTCTTTAATTCAGCCAAGTCTACATATGATGCACTAATAGCAAGAGGTAGATTAGCAACATCATCCATATCTCCTGAAGTTTTTGCATCTATAAGAGTCGCGAGATGGGCAGTGGGTGGAAGCATAGTAGGGGTTTTACTATATGCATTCGTGTCTGAATACATAGATGAAATAAAGAAGACAAGGCAACCCATAAGAATGTTCCCGGTTTCACTTAATAGTAAACAATATATAGGTGGGATATGGGGATATAATGAGGGATCATACTGGGATGACTTTGGCAGTAATATATCTGAGAGCTTTAATAATGCAGGCATATTATTTAATCACATTTGGGATTCATTCTGATGAACGACAAGAATATACAAAAAATACAAAATCAAATAAATAGCCTAAGGGATACTGAATTACAGAATCTTAGATCTAGGGATAGATATGAGAAAGGTATAATAAGAGCAGTCTCTCCTCAAGGAGATAACTTGTTTCTCTTAATACAAAGGTTGCCTCATGAGGAGTTTAATAAAGATAAGGACATAATAGAAGTAGTAGACGGAGAATATTTCGGAAATGAACAGGGCCTATCGGAAGAGGAGATAACACTTACGGAGCTTCTAATAGAAGCGGATGTAAATTTATCAATAATTAAATACGATCCATCTCATTGGATAGGTAAAGACGCTTTAGTATGGATGGTAAATAAGAGGCCGATAAGAGCCATGATACAATCACCCCTATTAGACCCAAGAGCTATATCAGCAGAAAATATAAAGCTGGCCAGAGTTCATTCACCTGAAAGAAAGCTGAATAGTCCAGGACCAATAGAGTTCCTTAGAACTCTTGGATACTCAAGAGAACAAGTATCAGCTACAATTGAAGAGACGTTTTCAGATACAGAGCCAAAAGGATATGTCTTAAGATATGGGGACTCTGCTACATGGCATGATGTAGTCGCTGCGAGCAATAATGAATCAAAGAATCTAGAGTCATCACTAGAGGATGGAATAGTAACAAACTTATATGGAGGCTCACTAGATGACAGTGAATGCTTCCTACCAGTAAAGGCAATAACAGCAAGATGATTTTAAAAAATTCAATTAGTGGTAAATCAAGCTTAATATTATCGGCAGATAATGCTATAATCTCAGCTGGGCCAAATTCTTTCTCTTCCACTACTCAAAGTGGCAACTTCATAAATGGACCAGTTTCTATTTCTTCTCCATTTACAAAGATAAGAATGGGAGGGATATATAAATTCAATTCCCTTTTGGCAAACACTATTCCCTCTACAGTAATTACGCCAATACCAACACTCGAAATAGATCTACCTGCGCCAGAGGCAGCAGGATTAATAGCGATAACGTCTATGGTATTAAGCATAGCGGCAGGATAATAATGTGTCAGACATTTTAGATATAGAATTCGATAGGTATGGGGATATATCATTTATAGGCAATGATATATCAGTAATACAGGATAAGATTGATCATGTATACCAGTCAGTCATAGATAGGCTTATAACAAATTTTGATGATTACTATTTGTATAGAAACTTCGGTGCAAATATATCATCATATATTGGACAAAATAATACTGCCTCACTTGAAGGCAGAGTGGTTACATCAATAAGGCATGCATTAACTTATGATGGATTTATACCATCAGCAACATTAGACGTAGTATCACTACGCGATAATGAAAGCCTATTACTAAAGATAGAAATAGGTAATACTGGCCTAGGGCTAGAAGAGAAAATAGTAATCAACTCAATATTTAATACATCTTCAGGACTCTTGTATGTCACTAATTGAATTTAACAAAGAGGCTGCCTCAATAGCAGTAACAGATAGAATCTCTAAGGCAACAGGAATTAGCAATTTTTCCCCATCATCTAAGACTAGGTTAATATCTGATATAATCGTAGATGAGATTAGTAATATATCTACAACTATTAATGAATCCATAAACTCATTATATCTTGAAACTGCTAAAGGCAATGATCTAGATTCTAAATCATCTCAATATGGTGTATATAGAAATATACGTAATTCAATATATATAGATAAAATTGATTACATAATAAAGCTTGAACCCAAGATAGATGGTCAAACATTTGGAGATACCATAGGGGAATCATCCACAATAAGAAGAGGTGAGACATTACAGCTTGGGTCTTCGTTTGAAATAGTCATAACTGAAGACGTAGTAATATCACCTGGTTTATCAGAGTTGTTTATATCCGGTACTATTCAATCAACTAGTGTTGGAGGGTTTACGGTTAATGAGAATGATGTATTTAAACTTGATACATTGTCTACATCAATAGGCATAAGTACAAATACTATACAGGTAAGATTCCTAAAACCAGTAAGTATAGATGGTAACAGTGAGACGGATGGGAACTTAAGAAGTAGAGCAATGCTGGCTAGAGACGGAATGGGTACTGGTACTGCATCTTCAATAGAAAATGCATTGGTACAGTTACCGGACATATCCGGGTACATAGTGCTACAGAACTTGAGGGGTTCCGGATCTATAGATATAGGCTTTATAACACACACTCTTCAAGATTCATTAATAGACTATAATATATCTCAAATTCATACATTACTATTGGCTGAATTAACAGATGTTATGCCAATAGGTAAAGATGTCAGAATATTTACTCCATTACCATTATATTTAAATATAGCATTCTCTTCAGATCTGTCTTCGGATATGGATAGAAACATAAAGGATATGATTAGGCAAGCTTTTAGTGACAGATATAGATATGGTGCTAACAATACTATTTATTCTGCAAATATTGAATCCATAGTGAATCAAACAATAGCAGACGCTAATTTGCATATAACGAATATGTCTTTGTATGATCCTTCTATCGGTGCAGTAGTGTTCACATCATCATCAGTAGCTATATCACCATCGTCATATTATATATATACAGAAAATGATATCATAAATAGGATAGCAAATGTCTGATATTGAATTTTCAATCGTATACCTTAATGAACTAGAATTGTTCAATAACGGATATGGAATATCAGTAAACATGTCTAATAATGGACCTATTAAGGCAGGGGATATTACAGATCTTGAAGTAATATTTATACTAGATGATCTACTGATACCATCTAGCGCATCCCCAACGACATCTATAGAGTGGACGAATGGGTCTGGGGATATAATAGGTAGCTCAGCAAGCATATCTCATCTACCATTATCATCTGGGCTATATTCAGTTACAGCAACTGTAACCATAGAAGATGTACCTAATAATTTCGAACTAGTTATATCTGATACATATTCATTTTACATAGAGCCACCAAATGCAGCAGAGTATAAGTTCAGCATATCAAGCCTTTCTACTAATAGTAAGCTAATATATTCTAATATGGATATATACAGATTCCTTACATACTTTCCGAAATGGTCTTCTGCTAATTCACAATTCTATAGTAATACATCTAAATTCCTTTCTCCGCATTTAGAAAGATTAGGCTTCATGCTTAATGATATGGATGAAATATTGGTAAACGAAAGTTCCGGAGATAAGATTACTCAATTCGGATACAAGGACCATACAAGAAGCATTCTTACTATAACAAAGCCAGAATATATAAAGACAGAATATGGAATATGTTCAAATTATGGCGAAGCAACATCTATGTCGCTAGATTCTATACCAATAGGGGCATTTAATAAGCACGAATCAAATAGTATAAATAAGGTTACTCATCACATATTTGCTAGCGAGGTAACTATTAGATTCATAAAGGCGTCTATAGCATACATCTATTCAGATAGGGCATCTGTGCAAGCACCAGAGAGCGTATTTATAACCGGTATAGATGCTAATGGTTCATCAGTATCGGAAACTATAAGACTAGATGCATCGGTTCCTGTGGAAACTATGAATGAGTATTTGATAATATTCGGAGTTACAGGGAATACCGGTGAGATAGTAATATCAAACTTTTTAGACAATTTGATCTCATCCACAAATAGGTCCTCCGTTGGAAAGAGGATAGTGTCAAAGGCTGGAGTATACTTTACTCCAAGATTTGAATTGTCTGGGACTAATCTATATATATTAAATGGGGATAAATTTTCCAAGAACGAAGAATTTAAATTCTCTCTACCATTTATTCCTGATAAGTTATTAGTTTCAAACCTGCTAGATGTTATTGCACTAAAGGATAATCAAGTTTATTCTTCAAAGTTAATGCTTGATTATTACGACATAGAAAGTCCAGGATCTTCTGTAAACAATAATTCATTCATATGGGTTGATGAAGAAAATCCCGAAGTTGGTTCATCTGTCAATATAACAATGAATACAGCACTATTGATGAAAGACACAACCGCAACTGCAATACGTATATCAATAGAAAATAACGGAACTATTGAATACATGACAGAGCTAGGAACCTTAGTGTCGTCATCAGATACATGGGTTAACCTTAGTAGCGTTGGTCGTATATCGTTTAATGTATTAATACAGAATGATGGCCCATATATATTTAAGATTGATAACAATGCAAGGCCAACGTCTATGTATGCAATGTCATACCAGAATATGATACATATGACAAAAATACATGAAGATGTATCAGATATGTTTATACATAATAGGGAATTATATATGGTAGACATGGTTGATCAAACTAGTAAGATGGAATCCGTCAGGCTAGGATTTGTAACCGGTAAAGATAGGACATATATACAATTTCCATTTGAAACATTGGAGTTGATTTATGAGCTTTAATATACTTAGTACTAGAGTATCTACATTAGAAAAGAATGACTCCATAATAACAAAGACTCATGCTAATACAGAATCTATGAAGGATGCATTTCCCTCTATATACATAGAATCTTCAGAAACAATATCTATATCTAATACAGTAATGACCATATCTGATAATGTCTTTAGCATTATAGGTATGACCATAATAGAACTTGTTATAAAGATTAGGTCATATGGAATATTGGCATATATAACCAAACAAGAGGTTGGTCTTTTACCAGCAGAGCTGTTATTGGATTTTGCTAATGAATCAGTCATATCTAGAGACATAGATCTTTCACCCAAGAAGCTATCTACTATACATGATAAAATATTACTCAATGTTCCCGCCCTAGATGAATCAAGTATATACAGAGAAGTAATATCTGTATATTCAAAATCAGAAGATGTGATGTATGGAGATAGCGATCAAAGATTCTCGTTCTTCACAGAATCTGATATGCTATATATAAATGGTCTGAGAGAGGATACTAAGGCAATAATACTATATAGAATCGATAAGTTCTTTCTATTCGCATCAAGGAAAAACTCTATAGAATTAAGCATGGCCCTTTCTGTTGAAAGTGAAAAAATAAATGGATCTTTACTGATGGAAACATCGACAGCGCTAAATTGGAATAAGGTATAATGATAAAAAAAATATATAGTGCAAAAATAAAACCATCAGAGATAGTATCTCCGATAAAGCTACACACAGCCCATGTTAACATTGGTGAATCATTTAGTGATTCAATCCCAGTAATGCAAAGCGATATAATTAATGATCCATACGTATTAAGTAATGGATGGAATTCAGATCAAAACTTTGTACAGTCTACCTCCAAAATAGGGTTTTCCAATATATCAAGAATATCAAATGGAAGAAAGACAATACCTAATCTAGACGGTCCAGTCATAGTTGCATCCGATGAAATACTAATAGATTCAGATGAATTCATAAATAACATATCTAATAATCCTGTAATGGGTGTTAGATCGCTAGGTTCTGGTGCGTTATCAAGGGCATTCATTTTCAAAAGAGAGAATGGAAAGATATCTATAAATAAAGAATATCAATTTACACACATAGGCTCAATAAGAAACAAACTGCAGGATGGGCAGTTTACAGAACTGACTAAGGATTCAGAATCATTTATAGTATTTCAGGAATTATCTCCAACTCCCATAAGTTCATTCAAGAATTCCTCTTTATCGCTAAGTATGACTGATTACCTAAGTAGCTCTATAGACTATAACTATATAATAAATAAGTATTCAATCCTTGAACATGACTTCTTGTCTATGTGTGACTATATTCCACTATCTGATTCATCAATTGACTATACTTCATTTCAGGAATTCGGAGTATCTATCTCATCAGAATATTTTCCTATACATAATCAAGCAACTGTAATTGGTAAATGGGCAGATGACATATCGGGCGATATTACGATAGTCCAAGCTAGCATTGGGTCAATTGTTGACATAGACAGTATAAGTGGAACCATAGAGATATCTAAAAACTATGCAAATCAGTTTGATTCTACAGGACTAACACTTCAGGGATTCTATATATTCTATGGTGTATCACCATCTATATATGTTGCACCAAAAGACCCTATAATTAAGATAGGCGAAATGCTTGATGAATATTCTTCTTTGTCATATATGTCAATAGACAATAATGATTTTGGTGGGAATGTTTCGATAACACAGCAGCTTATAGATGTTACAAATTCATCAGTGTCAGGGTCTGGAATAACTGACTTAACCGTACCTCTTAAGCATAGCAAATTCTTTCTTGAGCCAAGTTCTAATATAATCATAAATCATAAAATGGTCAAAGCCGGATCAAGGCATTGGATGAATAATGAAGAAGTAAACAGGCTAGAGGTAGAAGCACCAAGTCATGTGCTAGACATTCTTGAGCCTTCTGTGCTTCTCGGAGATTCAATATTAACACAAAGTGACCTGATATCAGCAGATGTTGCTGCAGTATATGGTATCTTCAAGTATGGTGATGTTACAAGAGCGTCTCTTGCTTCCGCCATAGAATTCAATAGTACGATAGCCAATCCATTCAATGCAGGCGCACTAGGGCATGGAGAGCTTCTATCTAATGCTGGAGTATTATATTACTCCGTAATATCTGATCCAATAGCTCCATTGCAAAATAGTATATCAGTACAAGTTAAGCCAGTTGATACTGGATATGAAGTAATCCTTCCAGCTTGGGCTGTTGAAGGAAGTATACAGGTGGTAGAACTCACTCCCACAGATTCTAGGGCGTTTAGTCATTGGAGCTATATAGAACCAGATATACTAATACTAGATAAAGAATATGCAGATATGAACACTGCTTATGTTATTACGTTCGACATGTCTGTTCATCCAATTATAACGAGCATCAATGTTCCAGAAGGAACTATTGATATATCTAAAACACATGATCCAGAAATTATATATACATCATTCCAGGGGTTCTATGTATTGCATAGTAAGCTCATAAAAATAAGGATTGGTTATATAGATGACTCAGGAATCAGGCACTACTATCCAAAAACAATATCTGTTAATGCACTACTAGAAAAAGAATATCTAGAACGTATAGTAACGGGAATGAAAACAATCCTAATATAATCACTAGGCTAACAAAAGATGAATTATTTAAATAACTTATACGTAAAACCCCCAATACACTTAGTCGATGGGGTTGTTAAAGACGGAACTCTGATTAATTTCGGATTCCAAATTGAAACTGGATTTGATAATGTAGGAAATGCATTAGGCAACCTATATGGTAATGCCTCTGGAACTACAGAATATGCGAGGTATTTCAATAGCATATCCTCAGCAATAGGTAATATTGGCATTATGTCTCCAGACGAACCTTTCGAGGAAGTGTTCGTATCATATCAGCAAGTATTCTCCCCTAGTGGAAATAGAAAGGAGTTTATTTTAGACCTGATAGCTGACCCTATAGAAGCCACAACTACTGTTACTGATTTAGTATCAACAGTATATTCATGGGTTGCTAGTCCTGAAGCCCTAGATACCGAAGGTCAATATACTCTGGTTGGTAAATCATTAATCTTCTTTAAGGTTCCGGATACTGATTTTACCATTGTCTACAATGGAACTTATCCATCGTTTATGTCATACCCAGGATATGCCCCAAATGTATATCCACCTCCCCACCTAATAGAGACGGGAGACGTAACTAAGCCAAGCATAGCGCTTACTATTGCTGGCAGATATAGAGTAACTATAAATAAATCAAATAAGAATAATGACGAAGATATATTCGGATCTGATCTAACATTAGCATTTAATCCTATTATCGATACATATGTATCTCCTGCTGGAGATGTGGAAGTTCCATCTGAATATGTGAACGCATGGATAAAAGAGGGGACAACATATAGGCAAATACTTTCTAGATCTATATACATACTAAGCGATACTGAATTTGAGATAGATACAGATGAAGAAATAGATGTAAATCTAGATATAATAATATTCTCTATAGCAAATGTTACCGTCTCTGAAATGTTAAAAGAGCTGTACTCTGTAGTTAAAAATCACAACCATGACAAGAATGATATTGTTGCGACAATAGACCATTCTAGTCTAGTTAATCTCATACCTAGCTCTATTAATCCAGATATAAACTATTCTAAGTCTGTCATTACCAATAATGATCATCCTGAATACATGCATAGAGAAGGATTGAGAACTGATGATAGTGGCTCATATAACAATGCAATGCTTGGTGACCTACTTATTGCATCGACTGATTCTGCTGCTTTATTTAATAATGTAGATGCTGACTCTAATAGTTTAATTTTTGGCTCATCTACGAGTGGCTCATCAATTAGGTTTAGAAATGTGGAAGATGATCTATTTTTATATCATGCTGGTAATGGACTTACAATACATTCACTATTGGGTGCTGGTAAAGCCAGCGTAGCCTTAGACGTAAACGGTCATCAGGTATTTAATTATAGAGATGCCCTATTGGTAGATAATTTAGGCATATCTTCAGACTCTGGAAGAGTATTAATATTAGACAAGACTGACCCTTCTGTGTTTGCAGACATGGAAATGAAGCAACTATTTGCAAATAGCATTACACTAGATGGTGTTATGTCAATAGTGAATGATGGCGTAATAAAGATAGGAAATATAGAGTTTGCAGAAAGCAATGATCATGTAATAGTTACATCTGTAGGATCTGAATATATAGATTTTCAAACAACTATAAAGTTATCACAGGTTCATGTTGCAGAGCTAGAAGTAGTAAATACAATAGTAACAGATATAGTAGAGATCAGAGATAGGGATACAACTATCGCCTTTACTGATAATGGAAAGACTTCTGAAATAAAGAATACTCCAGATGCACAGCTAGAGATATCATCAGATATGCCTGTAATAATAAAGGCATCAATAGATCTTGAGGGAGTTTCTGGAAGAGATGACTCGTCTACTCACCCCGCTAGTAGACTAATAAATGGAATATCATTTACAGATAGCAGCTATGGATCACTATCAGAATTTGCAGCACTATATGTATCTTCACAAGGTGGTACAGCAGCAAGCCCATCACAACCAACTACATACTTAGAGATGCATTATCCAGAATCTTCTGAATTAGAAGATGCTGTAAATGGACTTTATCTATTAAGGACGACAAGAGTTGATCAGATAGAGAAGGGAATAAAGTATTCATGGAAACAAGACACCGGTGATCAGCGTGTAGACGATCTTACAAAATGGCCTCGCGCTAAAATAGCAGCTGGATTTGGAGATTTTTATTCAATAAAAGTTGGATTATCTAGTATAGGTGAAAAAGAAGGGGTTAAATTTGGACAGTTTAATAACATATATGTAACAGGTGAAGGTGGTAATTGCCCAACTGGTCTAATGGTTCTTGAATCTTTAGCTGGTGTAGCACTAGTAGCATCCGGGGCAGACCCTGATGACTGCTCTAATGTATCCTACTCGTCTTTAATTCTTGGAGATATGCAATCAAGAGGATCGGTATCGGTATCAGAAGACATAAGTGCTGGTAGATTAATAAATGCTGGTGGTCAGCTAGGTGGTGAGACTCTTAGCATAAGAGGACTTGCATCAATATTTGGTACCACAAGGATATATGAAGATCTTTCAGTAGATGGAAACCTCGACATATTAGGATCTGTTAAGCTCAATTCTGATGTAATTATAAACGGAAAGATAAAATCAACTGGTAGCTTAGAAATAAGCACACTCGCTGTACACGGAACATCTGAATTTGACGAGATAGCAAGGTTTAGCGGCGGAATTCAGGTAAGTAACAATTCAGACTTTAACGCTCCAACAATATTCCATCAAAGAGTATCTGTAGACGCTAAGATGACTGCCAACGAGATAGATGCAGGACCAGTAAAGAGTACTACATTTGAAGCTTCTGAAACTATCTATGCTAAATCTGGAATAGATGTGGTATCCAATGCGCTGTTCCACGGAAATCTTACAGTCGAAGGATCAACCGACATATCTGGTGCAATAGTTGCAACAGGCGCTTCATATTCTGATGGTGTAAATTCTACTGGAGATTTAAATGTATCAGGTGTTTCTAATTTTGAGGGCGATTTATATACTAAGGCGGATGTAGTATTCACAGGATCTGATGGATCACTATTAGCTAATGTTCCATCAGTGTTTGGTAGAACAGTATCGTTTAATGGAGAGGTAACCGTCGGTGCCCCAGTAACCATAAATGCCCCACTAGAAGTTAGATCGTCAGTAAGCGTTGTGTCAATAACTTCTGATTCAGAAATAACCGTAACAAGTGGTGGTATATCAGCATCTGGTAATATTAAAGGTGGAGGCATTGTATCTACAGGAACCATAGAAGCTAGTGGCATAGCTAGTCTAGGAAGCAATCTTAACGTAGGAGGTAATCTTGTTGTATCAGGATTCACCAATATGGATGGAGACGTGGTTGTAAATGGAGATATAGGCGCTAGTGGTAACATTAGTTCTAGTGGTAGAATTACGGCAGTAGATGGGTTCGAAGCCTTAAATGACTCTGTGTCAGCATTTGGTGACGTATCGATAAGTGGAATATTTACACTAGATGGTACATCGGTGGTATCCGGCAAGGCGGAATTTACAAGCGATGTAGATATCGGTGCAAGCTTAGACATATCAAGCTCAATAACGGTAGGAACGACAACTCCAATAACAATTGGTGATGGAAGCATAACCATAGGAAACAGTGGAGCACATGGCGAAATAACTTCTAACTCTGGAACATTCGATCAGATAAAGGGAACATTGCCAGGACATGAGATAATGCTTCCTTCTGGATCCAATCCAGAATATCAGTCATTATATAATTCAGTAAGACAGCAGAACTTTACTCAGCATGAAAACTCAGCATTCGATGGATCAGCAGTATTCGGTGGACAGGTCATAATGAACCAAGACATCTGGGTTGCTGGAATTAAAAGGATTGATTTAGGCTCTTCTGGGAATCTAGAATGGGTGGATATAATTGCAAGAGAGGCATACTATGCCCCATAAGAAAAGTTACTCATTAAAGGTTGGACCTAAGTATGACTTGTTTGGATTGGAGAAATCTAATCCCACAGATCCAATACTAGTATCTGACAATAGTATGTCTAAGTTTTCGCTATCTAGAATACAGCGCCCTGAAGAGAGCACTTATGTTAAGGTAATAAAAAGCATACAAAGTACGGCTAGGAAGACTAGAATACTTGCCAATACCACAGACGTTAAGATGACTAATGTGTTCAACACATATGGTGATCCATTATTCTATAAGGCGGTAATAAGGAATATTCCTGGGTCTATCATATATGTAAATGGAGAAGTGGCAGAAGCCACAGACTCTGACTTTATATACTTAAACAAGACAGCGGCAATAATAGACTATAGAACTAGTGACTCCACAGTATTATCAGAAGTTCCTGAGATATATCCGGTATTCATATGGGTAGAACAGGAAAATCTATCCAACATAATATCTATTGATAATAGGAAGTATGATTATAGACTATCGAAAGAAGACATAATGATATCTGTTTCCAAGACTGCTGTTCACGCAGAAGTTGATTCTGGTTCCGTTGTCGATATACATAGGATAAAACATGACAAAATAAAGGTAGAGCCATTCTACATAAGAACGTCTAGGCCAGGAGAAAACGGTAGAGTATATTTTGAATACGACTATACTAATATTATAGTCGATTATGTGAGTAGGAATTTCGAGAATATATCCAATATAGATGGTGGATATATAAACTTAGAGAATACAAATATATTTAAAGATTCGGTAATTATATATACACTTGTTGATAATATTGCTACACCAATTGTAGACAACTCTAATGGTGGATATGACGATATTATATTCTCTATAGATGGAAAGATTAATATTGCTACCCTAATAGGATCGGCTGTAATAGGGTATTCAGATTTATTATGTGTATCATATAGATATATAAAAACTAATAATATAGTTAATCTAGACAGTGAGGATATGGATATGTCTAATTCTGAAATCAAGTTTAAGGTGGATCCTACCAAGGTAATTAGTGGTGGCGTTGACGCTATATTTGAACCACAGATATCGTATAGCATACTTGATATAAATGGAGATACTGTAATGTCTAGCAAGGAAGACACTCCGACATACGAGTATAGATTACCAGTATATCTTGAGTATGGTAATGTAGGAGATTTCTCTTGGGGATGGAGCGATGAATCATTTGGAAGTGGTCCATATGATGGACCTTCAATCGGAGATGTATTAGAAGTTAAGAATTTTATAGATATAAAATCTAGTAGTGAGAGTGGTGTTATAGATATAGGATCGCTAATCTTTAGGTCTGAGATAGAATCTGCAGACATATACACTTATGATAATGTAGCGTCCATAAAGGGGTCTGATCTTCCAAGAAGACTAGGCAATTACTCTAATGTAGTATGGAATAATTCACTAGATGGGATATCGTTCAACAAGATAGATGTAGCTTCGGTAGACACATTCGATACCTATGCAACTGTATATTTTGAAGGCTTTGTATTATTTAAAGATGAAGCAAAGGTCATAGTTGAATTCGACTTATCGCCATTATATCCTGCACTTGACATAGCTGGATCAATAGATACAGACTACATTTTAGATAACTCAGTAAGCACACTGGCGGTAACCGATGTCTCAAGGTATAATAAAGAGACTCCAGATGCACCCAATTCGCTAACAGATCTAGCACTATTTACATACATCAATCAAGAATACATTATAGTGGATTCTGATATATTAATATCAAGTGACCTTAGTAGAGCAACTGTTACATTCTCTGGTATTGGCATATCAACAATGCCAGATAATATAGGTATTGGATTTAAAAATAGTGAAGAGTCAATATACCCATCGGTGGCGGTAGAGATATGAGAGAATTTTTAGAAAATAGATTAGACAATAGGATAGATCAGGACATATCGTTACAATCAGATATATTCAATGATGCAATCAGGACTAGCGCCATGCTGGATGTCATAAGCGATAAATCTATAGAAGTAAAAGGGGCGGTAGAATTTCTTACTGATAACATTTCAATACTAGAAAATTCTATAGATGGAGCATTCTTCTCTATAGAAGAAAAAATAGCCTATCTAACATCATCTATAATACATATAAATAAAATAAAAGTATCTATAGCAGCTACTGCTAGAAAGATAGATGTAAAATTAGTCAATCTTACAAATGGATTGTATGACAACATGTCATACTCTGCAACAGACAGAGGCTTAATAATGAGTACAGTATATACAACAAGGTTTAGAGAGTAAGATATGCCTAGAAAACAGTATTGGGTAAGCGGAAATAAGAATACACCACATAATTATATGGTTCTCAAGTCACTAGAGAATAGTCTCAATATAAACTCAATATCTGTGACTGGTATAAATGGAGAGAATATAGAGATAGTTAAGAATCCTATAAATGTAAGTGGTCATATTACCTTTAGGTACCCACTTGTGTCATCTGATAAAGTAAGGGTCGTTATAGATCATCCTCTATCAGAAGTTCTCACTGCAAGTGACTTGTTCACCTTAAGGGTGGGATTGGATAACTATGAGACGATAGGTAAATACATCTCAGAAGAAGAGACTATTACATTTAATAATAATATGTCATTGGTGTATGACGTTTCTGGAACCCTAGATTCTCTTATGCAATGTACTATACATATGAATACACTGGATGATTATGATAATATTGTGTATTCTGCCTCTATTCCAGTATCCATGAATGATGATGGATGGATGGTCGGGCATACTAATACGGGCGATGGACTAGAACTTCCATATGAACCAGTCGAAGATACCTTATATATTCTTGCTGGCGAAGGTAGAGTTGATAATTTCACAATAGATGGAAAGGTTATTAAATTCTCTGTACCAGAAGGATTTGACTGCTATGTAGTCTATAAGCCTAGGTTTACGGAAGAAGGTAATATACATCAATTCTCTAACAACATACATATTTCCCCATCATACGATATGATACTTAAAGATAATTATTGTAAAAAGATAATATTCTACTTAACTGTCGAAGTGTTCAATCCAGACGCTACATCGATTAATCATACACCAACTATAAAATCCCTTGGACTACTGACATCTGACAAATGAGTATAATTAACAATAAAGCAGACTTCCTTAATAAGGATATACCTACATTAAAAATAAGCCAGAGCCATATTGATGGATTATTTACTAACGCTTCTAACTATGTGAATGCAAACATAGAAGACATCAATACCATAAGCGATAATATGCTAATCGCATTAGACTCTACAGCATCAGCGAGCAAGGAGGCTCTTAGGTCTTTAAGGCCACTAACTAATTCAATAGCAGATATATTTGCAACAAGTGGTGCATCTCGTGATTCTCTGAATATATTCAATGAGGGTATAAACTATTCTTCAGAAGGAGTAGTTATAGATTATGACATAAGGCAGATTAAGCTAGAGTCTTCGCCTATAGCTATATACTCAATAAGGAATATAGACATCAATGTAGAGAATGGAAGCCTAGGTAATAGCATAGGTGCAAAGAATCAATATTTTGATATTAACAATATAGTTGGTACATCATCAAGATTAGAGATAGAATCATTCGTATCAGAACTGGATGCCACCATATCATTGGATATGGGTGAAAAAGTTGCACTTAATAATATCAAGTTTAGCTTAGTTAATTTTGGAACAAGGATGCCTTCGATAGAATCCATAATGGTTTCTGAAGATGGATGTATATATACCCCTGTTAGAATAACTACTTCCAATTCTCTATCAATGAATATAGAAGACTTTAATTTTAAGGATGGCATTATAAACATACACACTGAAGAGTTGTATGTCCGATATATTAAGCTTAACATATTGCAAAAGCTACCATATGATACTAATAGTACACTAGGTAAGAGATATGCTATAGGCATTAATGCTCTTGAGGTGGGATTTTACTCTGCTACTAATAGCGGAACTATGGTGGTTGGACCCTTCAAATCTAAAGATGAAATATTTAAGGTTGCCATATTTGGCGACATGATTAGATACAACCTAGATGAGCCTAATATAAGATTATCTATTTCCACTAACGGTGAGTCATGGATACCTGTACAGAATTCTGAATTGTTTGATCCAGGTTCTGAGATCTCTAAAATAATCAACTTCAATAATATAAGCAGTGATTCTTTATCTACAGACGGTCCTGTATTAGAGTTATATATAAAGGTAGAGATGGACGCTATAGATGTGTCATATGTATCAGAAGATTCGAGGTTTGTAAATAGAGAAACTGTATTAGTTTCTCGTAATTCAAGAAATTTTAGTTTAAATACTAGAGATGATTATGATTATTTGAAGGTGTTTAAGGTTTCGGGTGTTAGGTATGGAAGTAGAATATCGTTCCCACCAGTAGGAGGAAACTTATTCTCTATACCAACTAGAGATGCGGTGTTCATTAGAACAGATAGTGAATTAGTGTATAAAGGATTAGACGATGAATCGTCAACTTCTATAGATGTTCAGAAAGACACACTTAAAGGGAAGGAGTTAGAGGGTGTAACTATACAATACAAGTATGATAAGGTACATGTTAAGAGGAATGATATTATAGAGAACATACCAAGTATGGAATACGATCCATTTGGAATATCTTTAATATCCATGTCTAGACCTATTGATTCTCCTATTAATATAGAGACAAGCAATTTGTCGTTTAGTTATCAGAACTTAATACCAGTGATTCCATTCAGTAAGAATGCTGGTACATTTACTATTAGGTATAATAATAAGGTTTCGCATATTGACTTGAAGTCTGGATTTGTACTCGATAATAGAGAGTTGTTGTATATAGTGGGCGAGACTGTAACTAGCGTTACGGTTGAAGACCATATTGGTATTAAGATTGCGGATGTTTTGGTTGAGGAAGTTAATGGTCAGAATGTAATTTCATTACATGATGCCCTTGGTGTTAATATTCCTGACACTTCTGGGTTGAGATTTAATAAGTACTATCCTCTATCACCCCTATTAGATAATGAGTTTGCTATAGTCTTTGGAGAAGTAGTATTTGGTAAATACTTTAATGGACAACTATCAATACCAAGAGTTATAACTACACCATTAGAAGTAAAGATAGATAAGACAGTAGATGACTTGAGAATAGTAACTGCTAGTTCTAGACAAATAAAGCATTCACAAACTCTTCTAGAGTTTGATTTTGGCAATATAATAAATCTAAATAAGACTGACATATTAGAACAGAGTTTAACATTCGATACTTCTTCTGCTTCTATTAATACGTTCTTGAGGGAGGTTGAGTTTATAAATGGCGGGGATGAGTTCTTGCTTACTGAGCGCTATGTTGACATAGGGCATAGGGGAGTTAATGAGCTAAGTATTAATGCTGCATATGTTGATAATGGATCTATAAACTTTAAAGCATGTGCTGGTGTATTTTCAAACAGGGTTTACTCTGAGTATGAACTCATAGACCTTGGTGATTACTTCATTGATGGCACCACTATTAGACTCCCAGAAGACGTATATACAGATACTACTAATGATATAGAGATAAGATATGATATAGAACCTAGTAACGTATCAGCCTCCGGCCTATACTCAGTAGACTATGTGAATGGAATAATATATTCATCTGCAAAGATAGATGGAAATACTATTGCCAACTATAAATATTCAAGTGTGTATGCTTCCTACAATGGACTAATTAAGATAGATAATAATGACTATCAAGTAAGTGGTCAAAGTATAGCCATAAATACAGAAGAAGAAACACAGGAAGAATATATGGTAATTTCATCCGGTAAGGAATCTAATAATACTGAGTACCTAGAAAGCCCAGTTCTATATAATTTAAAAATAAACATAATTGATGCGGAAAGTTCAGTATGAGACAAGAACAGATAGATCATTTAATAAGAAATAATATACCAGTTACTGAGGCTTCCATAAAGCATCTATCCAATACTGGTAACAATGACTTATTTATATCTGACATGAGGAATGGTTATATTTCATTGGGAATAGACGGCATTAATAATGCCTATAGTTTTATAGCTAATCTATTCTCAGACTCTATGGTGGATAAGATTAGTCTACGGAATAGAGTTAAATACCTTGGTGATTCGATAGCAGAGCGCACAAGCGATATAGTTCTAGCTATAGATAACTTAAGAGAAGAGGTCGCCGCCGCAACAGTTCTTGAATCTACTATGAGCGGACAAACAGAAACGGTTCTAATGGACTTCTCTGATCAATCATTAATATCTCATGAATCAGAAGGAGTAACCACACAAGGTGGAATACTTACAGTAGAGAATATAGATAACAAGGCTATTAAAAGTTCTGTAAGAATAGAAGAGTATCCATTTTCCTCTATGAGTGCAGTTATGAGGTCTAGGACCTCTATTGACGACGCTAAGATAGAAGGCGTGTCTATTAGTGGAATTGGTTACTTACCTAGTGTTAATGATATGGTTATAAATGCCGATAAGGCATTTAGAATTGAAGCTATTGCTGACCTCGACATCGAGAGAAGGATAGACTTAGTTATTGATAGGGCCGACTCTAGTATGTTTAATCAAATTGAACTTGAAACTGAGCGTGCTCAGATGATATCTATATACTCTTCTAGTAATGGTATTGAGTATGTCTCGCGCACAGATAGTCCTAGATATATTAAAGACTCTGCAATACAAGTTGGCGCAATAACAGATAGGTTTATTAAGATAGTATTCCATAAGAGATCTAGAGATGGCATTAAGAATGGAAACAATATCTATAATGTGTCTATTAAAGAACTATCATTCTTGAGAACTACATTTAGTGGTATGTCTACATTGGTAACTAATCCTATATCTGTCGAAGGTGCCTTTAGTAAACTAGCAATTAGTTCTTGTGACTCTACTAGCGAAGGTCTAGAGACAAAGATAGAATATAGTGTATCTATTAACGAGCAGGAGTGGATACCAATACGCCCTGCCGGACGCACATATGGAGAAGATATAAATAAACCTTCTTACTTAAGTATAAATTCAAATGCTGAAAATAAATTCATGGTTCTTAAGGATCAAACTGTTGTTAATAACACGGGCTCCTTTACCTCGCCCCTACCAGCAGACTTTATTAGATCTAATTATATAAGAATATTCGCAGACAACTTAACAGACTCATCTTCTGATTGGATATATAGTAGAGGAGTGTATAAGTCAGTAGGAATGTTATACAACACTACAACAATAGACTTTGGCACTAAAGAAATATCTTTAAATGGTAAATGGGTATCTGGAGAAGTAACATTATATCCAGACATATACCTAATAGAGGTAAAAGCAGAGAGCTATGCCAATATAATACTTAATAAAGCAGGGAATATAGAAGACCTCGGCGGCGGAGAGTATGCCGTTGAATCAGCTACAGGAGTAATACACACAGTGTATGATCCAATCTTTCCATACAATCATAGATACATAGTAGATACAATGTTTGATCTAGTATTTGGTAAAGAATTAATTGATAAAGATAACTATAACATTTATAATAAGGACTCGGATTATTTCGTATCCACCTCCGCTATACATGATGAAGTAATCATCTCATATAGACTACATGAGTCTAATATAGGATCAGTTCAAGTTAAAGCTGAACTGCAATCAGGAAACCCAATAGACATACCATTTATCAAAAAGATAATTATAAGGTTAGCATAACTATATGAAGAATTTAAACAAACTAGCTCTCGGCGGCTTTATAAGAGCCAACATTAGTATAAACGACAATATGTTTTCGCCAATGACAACAGCATATGGCGACATGATAACTATTTGGGAATTCCTAAATGAATATCAAGGAATGCTTAAGAATACTCCCGAGACAGTATCCATAAGACCTTCTAATGGATTAGACGGTAAGTCTTTATATGTAGACATGGACTCGATATCAGGTTCACTATTTGACGCTACCAACTCCCGCCCCAAGAGTATTTCAGAGTCGCTAGCAGAACTTTACAGAGTAACGGATATAAGCTTATTAAACTCTGACACAGCAACAGAGATAGCATCAATAAAGAATGTTATAGGAATATCTAAGTTTGACGACCAAGCAATATCGTCAGTGAACTCGACAGTTAAGGATATTGAAGAAGTTAACTTTAAAATAGATCAGCTATCGGCTGATATATTTAATAGAAACATGGTTATTGGTGACGCTCAGGATGGGCTTGTATATAGTTATGGCGCTAATGGTACACAGACACAAGAGAAAAGTATCAAGGACCTGTTGAACGCCCTAATAGACGCACATGGTGGAATACTAGCAATGGACCATACATTAATAAAAACTAGTCATGTATGGGGAACATCATTACCTACCGAATTATTAATAAATGGAAGCGATACAAAATACACAACAGTATTTGCATCAGGGGTAGCACCGTTTCAAGATCTCGTAGATTCTCAGAAGTTCTATAACCCACTAGGTAAAAGTGTACAGATAAAAGCTATATCAATAGTAGTATCTGAAAATACTTTAACTTCGGCAACCTCTGTAATATTGTATGTAAACGGAGCACCGACCACTTTCGACATAACAGTTCCCGCGACAACAGCCGGGCAACTTGGCAACTCAACGCAAGAGTTGACATTGGAATCAGCTGACTATCTACAGTTTAAAATAACAACTGGAACCAATCCTGCAGAATTCATTAAAGTATCAAACTTTTCAGTAATAATTGAAGAGACCAATTAAGGGCAAAGCCCTACCGGATAATAAGAATGTCAATTAAACTAGTAACCATAAGTGGTGTAAATGGTACCGATGAACTATTTCAGCTATCAGTGCCATATGTACTTGGTACTCTTCAGGTAATACAAAGAGATACTATAGGAAACAAAACAACTCTAGAGCATAGTGAACTAAGCGATACTTTCTTTAGGATATCACCGGCACCAATCTTAAATGCGGACCTGCTGTGCTACTATCAAGAATCAGTTGCAGATGTTATAGGATTAGATACCCTGTCTAATTGGGAGAAGGCAAACATTACAGCACTTGTTGCAATAATCGCATATCAAAGTCAAACTATTGAAAATATGCAAACAGCAATTTCAAATAGGATGACATACAATGATTTCAATAGTTATGTACAAGTATTAGAACGGCAGATATTAGATCTTAAAGAATCAGCACTTAAATAAAAAAAAAGGCCCCATAAAAGGGGCCTTTCTTATTTAAAAAACAACCCTTTAAATCTCGTTGATTTTTTAATCTTTGTCTCAATCTTGTTACCAGCTTCCTTAAATAACACCTCTACTAGTTGATATAGATCAGAGTTTATTTTTTCTAACTCTATATTATCGTAAATCAATTCTTCAAGTTCCTCTTTATTATTGGCAGGTGCAGAGCTATATTCGTCACATTCGTCAGTAGAAATCACATAAGCATCATTATAACCCTCATCTTCTACGTCTGTCTCTCTGCCGAAGGTAGTAACCATGCTTACATCGAGCACAGTTGTAGGTCTAATAGTAACGTAATCACCATCAGAGACTTCTATTCTTGTATTGTCATTCAAAGCATGTAATGTTGCCTCAATTATATCCGCCCTGTTAGGCTGTGGTGCATCATCTGGAGTATGTCTAGTCTCATAATTAGAAATCCTTCTACCTATAGTAGAAGTGCTCCTATAAGGTATATTAGATTCAGTATTACTTAACATAGCAAAACTATCAGCTCTCCCCATCACTTCATTAATAAAATCTGACATAACTTGGTCATGGCGAACTCTATATGGTTCATTCATAATTTCTTATCCTTTTTCATAATATGCTATCAACTAGCTTTCTTCTTTCGTTATTGCTTAAGCTATTGGTGACTACATGTATAAATAATGGATTGGGTATAATATTAACATCCTTGTCTCCGACAAGATATTCAGACAGTTCATCCAGCACCTTGCTCTTATTATATTCCAAGTAGTAGTAGGATGAAAATAAATAGGGAACAATATTCACAGTGTATGTATAAAATGTTGAAGCATCAGTCTCAACAAAGTTATCTATTCTCTCAATAAATCTTATTATTGACTCATGTATAAAGTCTTCGTAGTTTAATTTGAAATATTCCATGTCACCATGTTCACGTTTTCCGCTAGTAAGAGAAAGTATTTTATGGAAACATATATCTGAAAATCCATTCTCGTATTTGCTAAAAATGTAATCAAAATTGCCATATGCATCATAGAGTAATTCCATAACAGCATTAAGATTATTAGATGCATAAGCATTATTAATCTTCGTTGGACTTAGAAGAGTTTGAAGTTTCCTATATGGCTCTCTTCTTCTCTTAAGGGTTTTTTCACTAACCCTATGTCGTTGCCTAACAGAGTAGCGTTTAAATCCATAGCGCCTCTTAGGACGCGCTTGAACAGTGTTATGACGACGATACTCACCACCCATTCCATATAGCGGATAGTGATTAGCATTTATAGCATCGTTATAATACTTTTCTTTTTTGGTCTTTAGGCTCTTAAGCCTGTCTAGAGCCTTGCCCATCTTTTTTCTTTTTCTTTTTCTTTTTCTTTTTAATGTCATGACCAGCATTATGCAGAAGCTTCTTAAGGCGATTTTCTAACTCAGATATTGTCTCTGGATCTGCATCAAGTTCTTCTTCTTCAATATGATAGGTCTTTATGTCTCCATTCGTAAATGGGTCAAGCTTCTCTGCAATTGCCACAGCTTCAGTAGAAGTAGCACCAGCAAGCATTGCACCCATGGCAAACGATTGCCCACTACCGATAGCTGCAGGTGTACCAGTTTCTAGAGCAATATATGAACTATCATAATAGTACAGCTCGTTCTCCTCTATAGAAAAAACTAGTGCTTCAAAATTATCAGCCCCCTTTTTCGGCATATCATGAGATCGCCACCCCTGTTCTACATAGTTCATAAAGGTCTTAATGGCCGATAGTTCACCAGCACAACCAATTAAAAATTTATCTATAAGATATATTTTATCAGCAGAAAGCTGATCTATATATATACCCGTAATACAGCTATCAGAAGCCATAGTATTATTATCAAACGCAATTGTCGTCATTATTTAACATCTCTTATTATTTTTTTATTGCATGCTGGAACAGGGGTTTAAGCCAAGACTCAACATTAGGTGGCAAAGAATTCCATGGTATATCATCAATAGAATACCATACTGGATCTTGACACCATTCACCACTATTCATGGCTGGTATTATTCTACCCATAGGTAAAAGGTATAAAAACATAGACACTTTACCAAAGTAGGGTTCATCAATAATCACAGAATCTAGAAGAGTGCATGATATAGCATCAAACACTAAACCAACCTCCTCGTATGCTTCCCTAATCATAGCATCGCTAGGGGTTTCTAGATCCTCTATCTTTCCACCAAAACTATTTATCGTAGCACCAGATGGATGATTGTATGGCATATTGTATAATGCGAACTTCTCTTTATGTATGTCGTATGCATATCCACGCACTAGGTCTTTATTTTTAATATATTAATCTTCAACAAAATAAACTTTACCATCTATATATTCACCAATGAACGTCTTGCCACAGCAAGATGATTCAAATATTAGCTTATCAATAGATAGTTCGTGATCATGGATCACCTTAACTTCCCAATATAAATCATGACTACAGATAGGGCATCCAGTATAATTTAATAATTCATTAACATCATATTCACCATTCTCAATATCAAGATCTGTGATACTTTGAGTAAAGAATGGAATATCATCATCAGTCTCCGTATCTAACATAGTTACCACCATTTTTTTCAATTAATTTAGAAATCATTCCTTATGAGCGACCAGAAGGAGACGAACTTGCATATAGTGTCCTATCTATAATGCGATCATATTGATAAGATTCTATAGAAGTAGAAGTATTGAAATGAATGAATTCAAATTCATCAATAAAGAATACGGTATCAACAGGAGTATAGCCATTCCTATAACTACGAGATAGTGATACCTCTATATATTTAGGGCTTATATTCACAAGAAAACTCCTTACCATCTTTATGCCATCTTACATAGCAGTGATCCAACGTATATCCAGAATACCAATCACACAGAGTAGATAGAAACGCATATGATTCTTCTTCGGACATGGAGAAAACTTTACAAGTATCATTGAGAGCCTCTTCGGCCATTTCGCTATCTGCAAATGGTCCAATCTCCCACACGTGATGATTACCATTAACCAAATTGACCCCATACAAGTTTAACGTAAAGCCTTTTCTATGCATTACTTGCTTATCTATTATTATACTCATAAACCAATCTCCTTCATGTGTATACGTAAGTCGTCACTACCCATTGGCCCTATTAGCTTATGTGTAGATGAACCAACCTTAATAACAACAGAAGGAACTGTTCTTATTCCATAACCTTGAGCCATCTCTGGATTGTTATCAACGTCTACAGATATAAGTTCATGATCATTAAACTCAGAAAGAACTGTATTAACAATGGGTTTATAGATCCTGCAAGGCGCACATGTTTTAGATGTAAAAATTATAAATTGAAATTCCATATAACCTCCTTAAAAATCAAAATCTGATAAATAATTTAAATCACCACTAGTAGACCCTACACGATAATTAGTTATCTGCCTTTCCTGTGGAGCAACCTGTATCTTAGAAGGATTAAAATATTTATCAATCCATGGAATAGGATTTCTAGATGGATATTCAAAATGAGGCTCGATGCCTATAGCTTTGAATGCATTAGCACTAATATGGCATAAGTATTCATCTAATAGGGCAGAATTGAGACCCATAGTCTGACGACCCTCACTAAATAAGAATTTACCCCATTCTCTCTCAGCCCTCATAACTGAAGAAAGTATAGAGACAGTAGTATCTCTTTCTTCTGATACAATAGCATCCCAACCAGGATAATTTTTAATAATATTAATAGACTCAAGACTCATCTGCGTATGAACAGCTTCATCCTTAGCTATTAGCTTAAGATTATCTGAAAACCCACTAAGTATATCCTGTTCAGCTAGTGCAAATGTGCAAGCAAATGAACAATAAAACTGCATAGATTCTAAAGCATAGATCGCAATAAGGGCATGATAAATATAACGCATTAACTCATGTCTATTATAATCACCAGAAAGATATGCGGTCTGTTTGCTTCCAAGATTATTAAATATATCTGTTATAAGACTTAGTCTAATATGCGCAGCAGAATTATTTTTAACCCTATTGATTACCTCTTGAGGTTCAGGGAAAGTCATTCTGATCATATTACTATAGGCTCTACTATGTAAATTTTCAAAATACCCCCACTGCACCAACATCCCCTCATATTCAGGATTTGTCACATAGGGCAATAGAATAGTAAAGGGTGCTCTACCCACTATGCTATCGGCCATAATTTGCCAAGATAAATTAAGAATACTTATATCTTGAGTATTCTTATCAAGAGTCTTCCATTGTGCAGCATCTTTTGACATATCTATTTCTGTTTCAGTCCAGAACTGAGACCTTTGAAGAAGCGCAAGTTCTTCAAGTTTAGGGTATTTAGGATCAGTATACTCCTGTATACCTAATGGATCCCCAAGAAATAGAGGATTAGATTCATCTCTATTTAGATTCAATATCTGCATTAAACATTCCTCACTATGCCAGTCATATAATCAACGCATCCATCAACATACGCATGAGCAAGATCATCAATTGATTCAAGTGCTTTATCTAGATCATCATCATTATCAATAAAGAAAGGTTCAGCTATAACACATGGAGCACTAGTATATCTCAATAAGAATCCACCTCTATCCTCAGATGTTTTTGCTTTAATTCCACGATTCTTTAACCCAAGAGCTTTATTAAATTGATAATTCATATTACCAGCAAGCTGCTTACCCCTAGTAGAAGTATGATAATATAATGTTTCAGTACCAGAAGCGGACTCGTTATAAGCATTACAATGCATACTTATAGCAATATCAACATCTTGTCTATTTACTGCACCAGGAAGCTTCGAATATGTATCTCTATAGATAACAATGAAATCAATATCATTTATTGTTTTACTAATATCGAGTATTCTTGTTGAGAGTTCTTGATTAAAATCAAACTCATATAAATTTTTAGATTTATTACTGGCACCTTTAGAATGCTTAGTATGCCCTATTATTAATGCTATCTTCACAGACTGCATCCTCCACTTCCACAACCTTGATTAGCGGCTCCGCCATTATCAACGTCAGTATTTAAATAATACCATGTCTTAAGACCCATCTTAGCTCCATATACCCAGTTTCTGGCAATTTCCTTAATAGGTATTAATCCATCTTTATAATCATTATAGTCATAGTATTCATTATATGAAATACTTTGACCAATAAACTTCTGCATTATCCCGAAGAACTCAGCATATCTTTTATTGTCTATTTTAAATGCCTTTTCATATCTAAAGGCGAGAGATTTATAATCTGGAACAATAAATGGAACAGTACTTGTACCACTTGCTTTATCAGTTATCAATTCTCTTATGGCTTCACCACCATTAGTAGCAGAAATGGTAATAGAACTAGTCTCTGAAGGCATCTCTGCCTCAAGAACAGAATTTCTCATTCCATGTTCATATATACTATCTCTAAGATATTCCCAGTCCATTAATAGGGGCTGGCTATGAACTTCATCAATTGCTGAGGGAGCAGAATCCATGGGTAAAATACCATCAGAATAGGTTGTTCTATCAAACCATTCACATGGACCCTTCTCTCTAGCTAATCTAACGCTAGCAGTATGTAGATAAAACGAATACTTTTCAGTCTCTCTATGAATAAAGTTTCTACCTTCTTCGGATTCGTAGCTATATCCGCCCATAGCCATAGCATGGGCAACATTAATTAATCCTATACCAACATTACGTCTCTTCTTAGCCTTGCCTTCAAGAGCAGGATACGGATAGTCCTGAATATCAATAATATTATCTACCATTTTTAATAATAAATATGCAACTTCCTGATATTCATCATCAGGTATTCTTCCACATACCAATCCACCAAGATTACACAACGCAACCTCACCACTAGCATCAGGATCCCATAAGTCTATTACATCATCAAATGCTGCAGTAGGTTCTAGAATTTCTTGACATAGATTAGAAGAATAGATCGGATCTTTAAACGTACTACGAATATTAGAGATATCAACTCTATGTGCATAAATTCTACCAGTATCTAATCTTTGTTGAAAAAAAGCAGTAAAGATAGACTTAGCAGTTACAACCTCTCTTTTAATGGTGGTATCAGCTTCAGCTTCTTCGTAAGCAATAACAAATTGATCATACTCTTTACTGAAGAATAGTTCATATAGCTCCGGAGTATCATGGATACTAAATAAACTAATGTTTTCATTCTGCAAAAATCTTATAATAAACAAGTTGTTAAGAGCTACAGAATAATCCATTTTATCTATTCTTCTATCATCAGCAACTCTTTGACTCTTGAGCCTTAATAAGGATTCAATTTCTGGATCGAATATGCAAAACTGCACAGTAGCAGAGCCGCCACGGCTCTCCTGCGTATTGGCTTTAACAGTTCTATCTAGAAGTTTATAGTAAGGCAATTTGCCAAGATGAGTAAATGTACCGCCACGAACATTATCACCAACAGATCTAGTACCTAGCTCCACACCAATGCCAGCCCTATTAGCTGTCATTGTATAAGCAACATTCATAGCTGCATTAATAGAAGGAAGAGTATCCCCACCCTTAATTAAGCAACAGGAAGCAAGACCCATATTAGGTGTCCTAAGACCAATAAGATTTGGCGTAGGAACATTAACAAGATGTCTATTAAATATACTATAAAGCTTAACCACCTCTTCTATGTCTTCATTTATATAAGCGGCCATGGCCATACCCATATATAAAAACTGAGGTGTTTCATACAATTTTTCAGATGTTCTTATAAGATATCTATCTGACATCATTTTTGCACCAGCATAACTAAAGATTTCATCTTTACTATGATCAATATTGGAATTTAAAAATTCAAGATCTTCATCAGAATACCCCATATCATTCCAAAGATTTGCTGTGATCATATAGTGATAGAACTCTACTAGGCTGGGAGGGGTATAGCTTCCATATGCCTCACTTCTCATGTCTGCTAGGTGCAATCGTGATGCCACGATATCGTAATCTACATCTTCCGATATAAGATCTATACAGGAGCCTATTAGAGCTTTCTGTAGCTCCTTAGTAGTAGCACCATCATACATTTTCTTAATGGCATTAGTAACTATTAGAGACCAATTCGCTGATGTACCCTGACAGGCCCATTCAACCCATTGATTTATTTTTTCTGGGAAAAATTTTTCTATTCTACCGCTCTTCTTTACAACAAATTTTAAATACATGTTTAGATACTTCTCCGCTCCTATTTTATTTTAAGAATAAAAAGGGGCAGCTTAAATAAGCCGTCCCCTTTTTATATTATTATTTCTTAGAGCCCTAATGATACAATTCCTTAGTTCTCGTTTCAAGTTAGGTATTCTACACACCATTGTTTAGTTTAGTACAACCACTTTATCTGGCATGCTGATTTGCAAGTGTTATTGCGTTTCAGCGAATGTGTTTATACATTCGTGAATATCTTGATCTACACCTATGTATACTCCGGACGTTGATGCATCTAGGAATACTCTGTACTAGTCACAGATAAATTACAACTTCAGGTTCCAAAATCCGAATATAACTCTTCTTACCGAGTCATGCCTTGATTTTTGCGGACCTGAAGTTCTTTGGTTAACACAAATTAAATTTTTCAATTTAGTTAATATTTTATTCGTAATCTCTAAAGCCTATTCCTACAGGAAATATAGGAACGCCTTCATCAGAGTAGTTTTGA